CTACTGCTGCGCGGGCTCAGCCGCTTCGCTTGGTGTCGCTGTACCAATTTCGTACCGATTAGGCGTTTTCAGCTTGTCCAGTTCGGCCCAATCGGCGCTTGAGTTGATCCATTTCGCGTAGTGCTTGAGCAGCGTCTGGATGCTGTTGCCGAGCTGCTGCGCGATGAAGGCCGGAGCCATCCCGGCAGACAGGCAGACGGTCGCATAGGTGTGCCGGGTATCGTACTGCCGGCGCGGACGAATGCCCAGCCGCTTCATGCTCTGCTTGAGATGATAGGCGGTGCTGACGACGTTGGTGATGTGCCCATTCTTGCCGCTGGTTGGCGCGAAGACGAACTCGCCGTCTCCGGTGAGCTGCTGCATCTCCCGCAGCGCCTCGACAGCCTGGTCGACGAGTAGCACCTTGCGCACGCGCTTGGTCTTGGTGTTCTCCCGCACCTCGCCCTTCTCCAGGGTGGCTCGCACGCGAATCGATCTGCCGGGTAGGTCCACGTCAGCCCAGCGCAATGACAGCTGCTCGCCGGTCCGCATTCCCGTGTAGAAGGCCAGCTTGAAGAACGACGCATAGGTCATCCTGGCGCCGGCCTGGTGCGCGTAAAGGTCGGCCAGGATCGCGTCGCGCTCGGCCGGAGTGAACGGGTCGATGTCTCGCACAGGGGCGCGAGCCCGCTCAACCGAGCGCATCGGGTTTTCCGCAATGATGCCGTCCAGCACCGCGGCGGCGAAGATTGCCTTGGCGGCCTGCACCGCAGCGTTGCGGTCGGTGATGGAGTTCCAGTCCTGCCGGCTCATCAGTCCGCGCACGTCTGACGGGTAGATCTCGTCCAGTCTTCGGTCCGCCCAATGCGGCATCCAGTACTTGTTGAGCACGCGCAGGTAGTTGCGCCGGGTGTGAAAGCCGATGTGCTTGCTGTCGAGCCAGGTCTGGGTGAAGTTGCCGAAGGTCGGCGTGATGCGGGCTAGGGTGTAGCGGGAGTTCGGGAACAGCTCGGCATACTTGTCGTCCGTGAGCATGCCGAGCTTGATCAGCTGGGTTACCTGAGCACGTAAACCTGCTGCTGCTGCAAATCCCTTGGGCGTCTGAGGATAGGGGAGCGTTTCGCAGCGTCGCTCTTTCTTCCATGTGAATCGGATGCGGACGGAGCTTCCGGCGATTTCGACGCCCTGGGGGAGCCCCACTGCTTTTCTGCCCATTCGTTGTACCTCTCCAGGCTGTACATGATACAGCCGTCAACCTTCTCCCATACGCCGTGCGGCAACACCCCGCGCTGGCGCTTCCTTTCCAGAGCCTTCGGCGTCGTGCCGATCAGTTCGGCCAACTTCCTCTCGTACACCTTGTCGACCGGCAGACCTTCGATTGGCTGCGGTTTCTCTCGTGCGCCCATCTCTCATTTCCTCCACTTCGCGCCGGCCGCTTCTATGGCGTTGCCGCACCAGTCGCGGACGCCCCACGGATCATCTGAGGCAGATAATTCCCTGTCGCCTGGCAGCTCAACCACTAAGTCCTCCCGCCCCTTCTGGTAGAACGCCACCGCCACGTTGCTGAACTGCTGCTTCAAATCCTCGAACTGCTCGCGGTGAGGTTGCCTGTCCCACCACGCCTCGAACTCTGCTATCGCCTTGTCTGTGTGCATGTCTATCTCCTGCTGCGTTTGGGGTTAGGCGGCGCACTCAAGCGCAGGCCAGAATGCAAAGTGCTGTTGCAGCCACGACCGGAAGCTGTCCATTTCCAGTGGACTTGTATCGCTCCACCCTGGAGGCCATCCCATCAGCCACTCGTGGTTTGATGGGCTCGGCTTTCCAAAGGCCGTGACGAAATTCCGCGCTGACGGCCACTTCTGCATGGATGGCGCGGCGTAGTTCGCTTTTGTCGTCGGCGTATGCAAGAAGCCAATATCGTTCCCGAATGTGGTCAGCACCCAGGTCTGCCGCGCTAAGGGCAAGAAGGTCGGCCTTGTAACCCATCGCGCAGCAGTCGGCAGCCGCTCGTTCGACAGCCCTGGCGCTGACGTTTTCCGCAAACACAAACCAGGGAGTTGCATCTGCCACGACTCTCCGCATCTCCGGCCAAAGGTCGTCCGCATTGTTTCGTCCAGCTGCGGCAGTGCTCTCGATTTGACAGGGAAAGCCGCCAGATACGATGTCAACGCGTCCTCGCCACGGCCTTCCGTCAAATGTTCTGATGTCGTCCCAGATCGGGAAGCGTGAAAGGCACCCGTCTTTTTGCCGCTGGGCAAGAACTCGGCGGCTGTGCTCTCGCCACTCAACGGCGCATATCGTCCTGATTCCAAGCAGGTGAGAGGCGAGAATTCCTCCTCCGTCTCCGGCAAACAATGCCAGCTCATTCATGTGTTCCTCACGGCAATAGAAGTGCATCCCCGCCGACTCTCGCCGGCAGGCTGTTTGATGGGGTGGGGTTAGGGGGTTAGGCGGGTGTCTGCGCTAGTCATCCACTGCCTCCAGCGCTTGGCGGGGTAAATCTGCACGCTACCGGCGTGGGCCTCGCTCTCTACGGCGTAGCCTTCCTTGGTCTGCTCGGTCGAGTACCAGCCAACCACGCGGCCTTCCCACTCGCTGCCGGTGGACTTCTTCACGATGTCGCCCATGCGGAACTTGCCTTGCGGGGCGGTCTGCGCGATGGGGGCTGCGTACAGATCACGTACCGGTATGCCAGCGGCCTCGGTGTTCTTCCGGTGATCCTTAATTCGGTCGTCGCCGTTCCACCACTTTCCGTCCTGATAGAACTGCCAGCTCACCGGCTGCTGCTCGGTCTGCGCCGGGGCGCCATCTTTCAGGGCGGCCAGCTCGTCATTCAGGGCGGCAAAATCTCTGTAATCAACATAAGCTCCGTCAGCGTCCTCCGCACATATCCCACATGTTCCGTCGATGTTTATCGGCTCATACCGTTTGATTTCGCTCATAAAACCCTCACCGCTCCAAGAATGGAGTTGAAGAACAGAACCATGAACCACGCCCCTGCTTGGGCGATTACGAACGCGGGCCAGCTCATGGCAGCCTTCCTGCGCTGTGGCGATTCACATCTGCCCCCTCTATCCCGGGCCACTGCTTCTGCTTGATTTCCGCGGCGAAAAGCTCAAGCACCGTTATGGCGCTGTTGTAGCCACGCTGCCAGTCTGCGGGCTTGCTGCGCCTGGCTGCCTTGAGGCGTTGTATGCACTCAATGAGTGTCATGTCTGCTAGGTCTCGCGCGGCCTTCCGACGTTTTGAATCTGCTGACTTGCTCTTCTGCGGCGGCAGGTTGCGCAGACACTCCGGTACGTACTTCATGCTTTTCCCCTCGCCGCGCCAGCTTTGTAGGCCATCCACATATCGGGGTACGAAAGCGCGATGCCTTGCGCAAAATCAGATAGGCAGTAGTCACACACAGCAGCGCCCCAAATAACGCCTTTCGGCACAGGCCAGCGCGCTTCGAAATCTCGGCGCAACCGAGCATCGAGGGCTGCTTTCTCTATCGGGTCCCGCTCATCCTGCGCCGGGGCTTGCTCTACTGCCGCCTGCCCATCCCTGAACCCCTGCGCTGCGGCTGTGGCCATGTCGACGGCGGTGAAGGTGTCGGGGGGCTCGGGCTGCTGGGATAGGGTAGCGTGGATATCTGGCAGCATCGCGACCAGCTTATTAGCGCACCTGCCGTTCACGATCCCGCCATGTTGGCGTGTCGCATATCCGTGCTCGCGCTCTTCTGCGATGGTGGCGATGCGCTCCAGCAACCCGCGCAGTTTCTCGTTCTCAGCCTTCGCAGCCCCCAGCTCAGCGCCGATTCGGCCGGCTGCTTTCAGTGTGTCGTTCATACTCGACTCCATAGTTCCGAATTGTTCAGTTCAGCCTCTACGGCCCAGCGAAAGCCGCTCAGCGCCTGCATCAGGAACGCGGCGCCGTTGCTGCGGGCGATGTAGTGACGGGTGTTAGTGGGTTTGTGCAGCCAGATCGTGGTTCGCATGGGGCCTCCGGTGGGCGGCAGCGGAAACAGGCGCATTGGCCTATCCGCTTGCCGTCCGTGCGGCAGTAGATGGGTGCGTTCATGCAGCGGCCTGTACCTGCCAAGCCCCGCACGCCTCGAAGATCCGAGCAGCCTGCGACTCGTCCAGCGACGTGCCGCCCGGCATGGCCACCCAGCCTGAGCCGATGATGTGATTCGGGTTGCAGCTTTTCACCAGCGCTCGGTAATGCTCCTCGAGCACGCCGGACAGGCTGTCGGATCGGTAAATGCCCTGCGGCGCGATCTCGCTGGCCTTGATGTACTGCTCGCCCTTCTGGTCGACGCAGAACGCAGCCAGGTAGATGACCCAGCTATGGGCTATGTCGCAGATGGCCTCGGCGATCTGCCGGCTCGGCGCGATGCTGCGACAGGTCTTCCAGTCGACCAGCCCCTGCCGTCCTTCTGGATCCATGTTCACGACTGCGACGCGGAACTGGCGGACAATGGCCCGGCTCAGTTTGTTGAGCCGGGCGTGTGGAAGGTTGCGTTTCATGGCTGGCATACCTCCAGCAGTGCCGCCTCGCTCAGGTCACCAAGCGGCGCGACGATGTATTGGGCAAGCGCGTAGACGCCCCACGGCTTGCCAGTGATTTCCGCCCGGTACGCCGCGTGGCGGATGGCGTCGAGCACGTCGGGGAATCTCATGGCCACTCCTGCCGAAGCATGTCGTTCTGCTTGGCTTGCGGCGTGCCACGCTTGCGCAGCGGGAGGCTGTTGGATGCCGCGGAGTTGCGGGCACCCCGCTTGCGGCTGCGCTGATCCGCCTCCACGTTGCCGGCGTTGTTGAACGCCGCCGGCTTGATCTCTATCGGCTTGCCGATGCTGTCCGGCAGCAGCTGGATCTTTCCGCCAGCGTTCAGGTATGCAGCCGTGGCCGCGTCAATTTGCGCGCGCAGAGCCTCGCCCTGCGCTATGGCATGGTTGTCTATGAGCATGGATGTGTACCGGGGAGGAGGGCGCGCTGGGCGCCCTGGGGTGGATCAGATCAGAACGGCACGTCGTCCGAGAAATCATCTGGCAGCGGCGCCGGCTGACTCCGCTGCGCCTGTCGCGGCGCTTGCTGCTGCCCTTGCTGCTGCTCGTCGCGCGGCTCGAACAGGGCCAGCCACACGCCGCCATCGTCAGAGCGAGGGCAGCCGGCCGGGTTGAATGAAGCGTCCAGCTTCAGCCGAAACCCTTTCGATGTCTGGATCACCGCTCCAACATTCCGGGTGACGTACTTGGTCTGGCCGTCCTTCTCGTACTGGCCAATGGTTGCTACCACGTCATATCGCTTACTCATGCCGCCTTACTCCTCATGCGCTCTCGCATTTCGTGTTCAAGTTCTGCCAGCTCTTCGAGGAAGAGCTTGATCTCGGTTTCCATCTGCCGAATGCGTGCCTCGTCTCGCTCCAGGCGGAAGCAGGCGTACTGCAGTTCATCCGGCAGGCGGTCGTCGAAGGTCACGAAGTCGACCCACTCCAGATCGGCGCAAGCCATCTGCGCGAACATCTGCCATTCGTACTGCGGGTCATGCTTGCCGGATTGGATAGTGGCGACGTGGGTGGCCGTATTCGGGCATTTGATCTCGAGGCCGCCGCGGGCGGACAGGATCAGGCCGTCTGGCGAAGCACCGAAGCCTTCGATCGATGGGTGCAGGATCAGGCCGGCTTCGGAGATCATCACGCCCTTGTCGAGCTCGTAGGCCGACCGGGCTACTGGCTCCAGCTCTGTGCCGCGTTGCATTGCTGCGCTGGTGAAGCCTTCTTCGCGCTTGCCTGTAAGGCGCTCGCACAGCAGCTGCATCATGTAGTTCTGCCGGGTAGCAGAAGGGGCGCTTCCGCGCCCCTTGCTCATCACATCCTTGACCTTACTGGCCGTCACCTTTCCTAGGCGGGCGGAAAACCACTCATTGCTGTGCTGGTCCATCTTCGTTCTCCACGAGCTCGCCTTCGATCGGTTCGCTGAGCGCTTTCTTGCGTTCATCCTTCACGGCGGTTAGGCGCGCCCTGGCCGAAGGATGCTGGTTCCATGCGGCTTTGAATGCTGCGTGCAGCTCTTCCATGCTGCTCGCGTTCTTGATCGCCTCGAGCGCTGGAGTGATGTCCGGCTCGTTTACTGCAGGCGTCACGTCCTTCTCGACGATCCGTTGCGCTTCGTCTTCGTCAAAGATGCCGGTGTAGCCAAAGGCGAGTCGGGCGCACTGGATCATGGCTTTGTGGCGCAGCATCCGCTTCGGATGGCTCTGCCAGGGCTGGGTGTTGCGCTTGCACTCGGCCATCCATTCGGTGACCTTGATTGGGTGATTGCGGTCCTTGCGATAGATGATGCAGGTGCATGACTCGTCGTCCTGCTGGAAGTCCATCCCATCGAACGCGCCATTTTCATTAATGATCCGCGACCATCCGTCCACGCCTACGACCGGCACGATGCCTCCCTTATCCGGGAAGGCATAGATCTCCTTCGTCCAGGGGTTCAGGCCGTACTGGTCAGCGACGATCAGGAGCGCCTGCATCTGCGCGTCGCTGACTTGGCCCTTGAAGGCTGTGGCCTTCAGCGTGGCCATCATCTCGTTCGGGTCTACGCCGAAGCGCTCTGCCATCCTTGCGGAGAGGCTGCTCGGCTTGATTGTTGCGACGTTGCTCATCGGATCTACCTCGGTAAGTGATCGGATTAGAAAAAGTGATTAATCGCCGCCCACTGGAAGACGATAAGCATGTCCAGTGCTGCGAATCCCAGAAGAGCCCACCACGCCGCTGCGAAGCTGTGGCCTGATGGGGTGTCGTCGTGCGGGCCGGTGTCGTAGGGGAGGGGGAGGGTGTTCATGCTTCACCTCGCGCTTTGGCAATGGCTGCCAGCGAATTCTTAAGCGCTTCTTCAGCAGCCTCGCGCTGGTCTGCATCCCAGGTGTATGCCTCGCATTTCAGGCACCCTTCTAGCCAAAAGGTCGACCACTGCAGCGCCTCCAGCAGCTCAGGCGCCGCAGCAATCAGGCGGGCGTTCTCGAATCCTTCGCCGCCGTTGCGCTCCCATACTTCGCAGATCGATGAGTGCCCTTGCGTCTCGCCAACTGAAAGTTGATCTCGGTAAGTGGCCCAAGGCCCTGGTGTGTGCTTTGTCATCCCGTCACCTTCCCTGCCAGTCCGCTAATCACAGCCAGCAGCGAGAACACTGCCAGGCCGTAGCCGTAGAATTTCCAGAATGCGATGCGCTTGGCGCGTTGGTATTGGCTAGCCATGAGGCGCCTCCTTGAATCCGATCGCCTGGAGCATGTTGAAGACGCCTCGACCTTGCCGGCCGCCGCGGACGATGAACTTGCCGGTACCGGGCCAGAAGTCGGCGGTCTTCTCGTCGTGCTTGACGATCAGGTGCGCACCGCCGTTCTTGGCTTCGAAGTCAATTCCGCGCTCAGTCAGCAGGTCGGCCGATGACTCGCGGTTGCTCGCTCGGCGCTCTGCGCTCTCTGCGGCCCAGCCGATTTCAGATGCGCGTTCGTAGTTGCGCGCCATCACACACCCCCTATCAGCGCAACGTGAACGAGATACGCGCAGAACAGGGCGACGATGACGAGGCCGACAGCGCCGGCCAGCTCCTTGAGTTGGATGGTCATGGCTGCTCTCCTTTGAATAGTTCGGGATGCAGCTGCCGGGCGGGGCCGGCGAGCCAAGGGCGGCGAATAACAACTTCTATTCCCAGCACCCAAAAGGTCACGGCGTTAGCGACCCTGAACTTCATGAATCGAGGCCGGCGCAGTGAGAAGCCACGGATGTTGATGCTTATCCAGCTCGCTTTTGGCAGGCCTGGGTGGCGAACGTGAGCGTCATGCTTCAGGCTGTGAATGTTCATGGCTGGGCTCCTTGCAGGGCGGCGCTGGCGATTCGCTTCATCTTCCCTATCAAAAAGCCCTTGGCCTGTGAGATGGCGAAGTCGGTGGCTGTTTCGCTGCTCGACCAGGTAGCGTTTTCGATCTGTTCCAGCGCATCCCGCAGCCGATCCCGCTCAGCGAGAAGGGCGTCGCGCTCGGCTTGAAGGTCTGCATATGACATTGGCGTTTGTTTACGTCCGTGGTTGTCATGGAACTGATGGCGCACCTCTGCGGACTTCCTAGCGCAAACTGCTTCGAAGAAGTCATCGTGCATACCAAGACGCATTCGCTTACCGCCGGCAGAGATAACGGCCTCCCATTTGCTGTGGGTCTCACGCCAGCAAACCCCGTACACGCCTGACTTGTTCCGGGCGTCTAACGCATGGTTTCGGCTGTTCTCGGTGCGAGTGACTTCACGCAAGTTGGCCCACCGATTGTCGGAGCGGTCGCCATTGATGTGATCGACTTCGTGCTCAGGGAAGCGCCCGTTCATCATCAAGAATGCAACCCTGTGTGCCAGATACAATCGGCCGTCCGCGCGAATCTGGGTGTAGCCCGTAGCCTTGTGTACAGTTCCTGCGGGCGCTCCAGGCATCGCGTTCGATACCCTGATTAAGCGCTTGAATGTGCCGAGCTCGGGGTCGTATTCGAACAGTTCATGCGCACGGGCCTGCGTTAGCATTTTCATGCCGCCTCCTGCTTGATCTGCTCTGCCTTGCTGCGCAACTGCGCCGCGTGGTGTTCGATGAATGCCGCTTGCTGCTTGTCGATGCTCCAGACGATCTCGTTCAGGGCTTCGTCTAGCCATTCGTTCGAGTAGCCAATGCGGCTGCGCAGGGCGTCCCACTTGCCGGAGCAGATGGACAGGATCAGCGCCTTGGCCAGAGCGGCCGGCACTTCGATCTTGTCCTCGCAGAACTCGGCGTAGGCCTGCATGGTGGGTTCGTGGAGGCTGTCGAGCGCGGCTAGTACCTGCTCTGCCTCGGAAACGCTGTCATCCGGGCACGGCTGTTCGCGGCGCCCTATGGGTCCGTAGTGCTTCATGGTGGATACCTCGGTTGCCCGGATGGGCGGGGGAAGGGTGATGCAGTGGCCGGTGCTGATCTCCGGCGTTACGGGTCTCAGCCCCGTCGATAGGTCTTGCGCATCAGCCTGCGCATTCACTGCATCGGTAGATGGCTCTGGCCTATAGGTTTTGCCTACGCTTAGCCAGCACCATCCCAGCCGGAATATGCTGGCACCAAAGCCATCTCCGATGCAGGCTCGTTACGTGAGCCATTCGTCCATCTCGACGGGCAAAGCTGTGGGAAATCCCGTAGATGGCTGCCGGGGTTTTCTAGCAATCGAGGCACTGGCCGGCTGATCCTCGTCGCAGGTATCCCGAAGGCCGCTGCGCTCGGCGGTTTGTTCATGGCGCTACCAGCACCGCGCGCCGTACGGTTATCGCAGACCTGGGGGCCTGGCCTGGCTGGTTCAGGCGGGGGTTATTTGGTGCGACCGATCTCGGCAGCGGCGCGGACGATGGCGCGGCGGGTCTTGGCGTAGGCATCGTGCTTGTGGTCGTAAATAAACCCCCACTCACCCGGTGCATCGGTTTTTCCGCAGCCCGTCTCCTTGTCGTCTAGCCAGACTTTCACTTGAAGGCCAAGCTTCACTACTAGCCGCAGCGCATCGCCGTCGTCGGTGAGTGGGTTCCATGAACCGCACGCTCCGCCCGGTCCGGCTTCATGCAGGGCCGGATAGCCATAATGCGGGCTGTCGTGGTCCCAAATGCCATCGCTCCACTCAGTCAGCTTGTGCATTCCAGCCGCCTTCGCCGCCAGCTCAAGCAATTCTCTGTCTTCCATCACTTATCTCCTTTCCAATTCCTTCTCCACCAATCCCACATGTACAGCGCTGCGAGGATGGCGCAGAGGATCAGGACTTCGGGGCCGGTTAGCATGGCGTGCTGCGGGCCTTGGCGATGGCGGCGCGGGCAAGGTCTCCAGCTTTCGCATGACCCATTTCGAGCAGGCACTCCAGCGCCTCCAGCAGATCAGGCGCGGCCGCTATCAGGCGGGCGTTGGCTTCCTGAATGGACACCATCTCGCCGCTGCATGTATCTGAAATCAACGTTGCCACGTCCGAATAGTTCGGCGTGTACGGCGCGCCGTCGGCCTGGGCAATATAGAAGCTGGTGGTTCCCCGCTGGTCCCACCGGCTATAGGTCCACGGTCCCGGCGTAAATCCTTGATTGCTCATCTCATCCTCCTATGTGCTGATGGGTGACAGTGGGGCGGTTAGTCGACGCTGATGTTGCCGCCGCCTGGGCGCTGGATCGTCAGTAGCAGTTCGCGCTGTAGCTCGCCGATGGCCCACACCGCAGCCATCACTGCCAGCTCGCGGCAACTGGCTAGGTTCGCGTCGAATCCCTCAACATCAATTCCGGCCTCGCTTATGGTCACCTTGCCGTGCCTGGTCAGATAAATCGGCTCAACGTTGTCCATGCTCTCTCTCCATTCTGTTAATCCCCGCTGCAGCCTGTCGCCAAGCTGCGGGGGTGGGGTTAGGCGTGGTCAATTACCATGCGGTCGGTTCCGTCTTCGTTGTAGCCATTTAGGATTTCGATGGTGAACAGGTCTGCGTAATCATCAGGCAGAGCGCCGGTCACGTACGCATCATCAAAAACAGGCTGGATAACTCGAATGTCACTGTTCGAGTTGTTCACGAACTTGAAGCTGCCAATACCTTTGTTCATCGTTCCACTCCGGCGATATTCGATTGCTGTTAAGCCGCCAACTGCGCCTCTTCCATCCGCTGCGCTCTCACTACCACCTGAGAGCGTGGAGCCTCTGGACGGCGAATCGGGCGAACCTGCGTGTTGTGCTCGGCGCCTACCAATAACGCCAGAACGAGCGGGGCGATGATTCCCCGGCGCATGGCTTCTAGGCAGAGGCCGCGAGTGGTGCGCTGGTTGCCCAGCTTGAAACGGGCGTCGTCGAGCTGCTGCTTGACGGTGTAGTGGCTGCAGTCCATCAGCCGTGCGATTTCCTTTGCCGTCTTGTCTGTTGCTGCCCAGAGAACGGCCAGCAACTGGCGCGGTGCCAGGCCTTCGCCGAGGCGTCCTTGCCAACCATCAATTTGGATCGTGTCCATCGTGGTTCTCCTTGGTTTGGGTCTTGCTGCTTTCCCAATGCCCGCTGTCTCCAACGGGCATCAGTGAAAGTCACTCCCCTTACACGCCCTGGGGATCTAGGCGCCTTGCATTGCGTGCTAGGTCATTCGCACGGTTCTGGCTATGCCATCGTCAGCCGTCGAGGTTGTTCCTCGCGTGGGCAGCCTTTCGGGGCTGTCTGATCGCCGGTCGCCAGCAGAGGCAATGCGGTCTGTTTGGTTGTTGCGCTTCAGTTTTAAAGAGCTTCCGGGTAACCCCGAGGCCTCTCGGCCTGTCGTCGCTGTGTTTCGCTTCGATGGGTGAACATTACAACTAGAAATTGTAGCTTGCAAGTAGAAATTGTAATTTTCTTCAAAGAAAAGCCCGCTCGAGGGCGGGCTAGGGTGTCAGTGTTCTGATCCGGTCCAGATGACGTGGACGCTTCCGTCTGGTCGTCGCCGCATGGTCACGTTGTCGGCCTGCTCAATCTCTTCAAGAAGGCGCTCCCAGTCTTCCGGCCGGTCGTCCGGCCCCGGCCTGAGATTGGCCTGGCGTTCGCGCTGTGCGGTGGGGGCTGCCAGGGCCAGGTTCACCCGACGCACCAAGCGGCTATAGGTCGATGCCTGGCAGTGGTGCGTGATGGAGTGAGGTTGCATCCGATTCATTGTGGTCCTCCTTACTGCTGGATATCCACACAGTAATTGTGAGGGTTTCACTGGGCAAGAGGAAACATGGTGGCCGGTTGCCACATGTAAAGAAGTGGCTCAGACCAAAGTAGGAGAGGGTGGTGCAGATACGAAAAGCCCCGCTTGGTGCGGGGCTTGCGATTATCGACTGAGGCAGGGTTCAGAGCCAGCCGAACCCCTTCGCCATCATGCCGGCTAGGCCGAGTGCTACCACGACCAAGGCGCCGAACATAATCCGAAAATCCTCTCGCATGTCTTTCTTGATGTCTCTCACGTCGTTTTTGACGTCATCAAGATCGCGGCGGATGTACTCGAAGTGATTTTCGAGCTTGGAGACTCTAGCTTCCAACTCATCACCTCCCGGTGGATTTGTACCGCCAGTATTGCCTGCGTCGCCCTTTTTGTCACGCCAGCTAGCAAGGTGGGTCACATCAGCCATTTCCGATCGCCTCCGCCAGCTCACCGGTGATTACCATCGTGGATATCATCGATAAGTGCCCGCAGTTTGGGCAAGACATAGCGACTGCGCTGCTAGATCCGACCTTGTGAATCTCCATGAGCTGATCTCCGGTTTGCGTGCCTTCCTCGTCTGCCATATGGAACGCCCATGGGCCATCATGCGGGCAGAAAGGACATTTGGTATAGCGACCAGCCTTTTTGAAGAACGCTAGCAGCGTGCTTTCCCTGATTTCCATATCAAACCCTAACCTTGCTCGGCGCCACGATGTGGCCGACGTAGTGCATTTGCTCGATCTGATCCATTGGAATCGTGCGCCGGCTGTACGCGGGGTTCAGCGACATCACACTGACCTCTTCGTCGTTCGCGTATAGCAGTTCCTTTAGCATGCTTTCGCCATCGACCAGCCGAATCATTACGTACTCACCAGGCACAAGCCTGCCGTTCGGCTCACAGACCGCGATCCATCCCGAGCGGATAGCGGGGGCCATTGAGTCCCCCTTAAGGCGCAAGGCGTAGGCGCCTGGGTCTTTGGATGGCACGTCAACAAAACCTTCACCGTCATCCAGGGCGATCCAATAGCCCTCCGCCCCCATCTGTGCAGTGCCGACGATAGGGGTAGCGCGGTACGGGCTGACGATTGGCGGGCCTTCCTCGACGTTCGATTCGATCTGGCCAACGATCCGCTGGAATTCGCCCTCAATCGCATCGTCGCTCATCAGCTTGCCGACTTTTACGCCGAGGACATCTGCCAGCTTTTGCATTTTCTGCTGGCGAGGGACGTTCTTGCCTGCCTCCCAGGCCTGCACGGACTGAGGGGTCACGCCCATTTGGCGGGCCAGCTCTGACTGGTTCCAGCCCTTCTGTTCGCGCAAGAGCGCGATGCGTTTTCCGATGCTGTTCATGCCGCTAACGATACAACCGCTGGTTGTAACTGGCATTGCAATTCTCCCTTGTAAAATCCTTTGCTTCCCTGTAACTTTGCGTTGTAGTTCGAGATAAACGGAGTTCCACATGAACGAAAACGCCGCCACTCGTGCTGCGGCTGCAGCGGGTGGGCAGTCAGCTCTCGCCAGGCTTCTTGGCTGTTCTCCTCAGGCCGTACAGCGCATGTGCGCTACCGGTCGAGTACCAGCCGAACGTGTTTTGCAGATCGAGGCGGCCAGCGGCGTTTCTCGTCACGAGCTTCGTCCTGATCTGTACCCGAAGTCGCGGAAGCGAGCTGCTGCATAAGAGACATCCCTGTCAGTGGTTTCCATGGTTCCCATCTTAGGGCCAGCGGATCGGACAGGTAAGCGAAGCGGGGAGGGTGTTGGTTTATCCAGTACCTGCGTGTGATCCGGTACATCGGCCAGTGATGGTTAAAGCGCCTTCTCCAAGCAGGCGCACCGGAATGGAGTGATGCCCTAAGCATCGGGCTGGCGTTTGACGGTGAAACGAACGCTTGGCGTCAGCCCTGACAGGACAAGCCGGCAAAAGGCTCCCAAGGCCGGCAGGAGGGGGAAGCGGGTGATGTGGCTATCACCAGTGGGCAGCTCCGGGATGCGTCGTCGCTGACGTGAATCCTGCCCAAGTGACAGCGAGCGATTCGACTGTTGCCAGCACCGCCGACGAGACAGGCGCACTGCTGAAATCTCCGTACCCGCTCAGGTGGGTATGGGGAAGATGTGCCCCGACTTAAAAGCCCCAGCCAAGGGCAGTAAGTACCAGAGCACGGTGTTAGCGCACACGCGAGGACACCACCCACAGCACTCCCCTGGACGGGCCCTGGGAGGCTGGAAACAAAAACGCCCCACAGCGGCTAGGCAAGCGGGGCGTTACTCAGAAACGAGCGAGGAAATTATACATGCAACAGCTCAGAGACTACCAGCAGCAAGCCCTTGACGAACTCCGTCGCGGTATCGCTGCAGGTCACAAAACCCAGGTTCTGATGGCTCCGACAGGGGCCGGCAAGACCACCATTGCCTCGGCGATGAAGCAGGGCGCCACGCTCAAGGGTAAGCGCGCGTTCTTCGTTGTCGATTCGCTTGAGCTTGTCGAACAGGCGGTTGCCCGTTTTGAGGCTGACGGTCTGGAGGTTGGCGTGATTCAGGGCCAGCACGAGCTGACCAACTACGCCAAGCCCGTTCAGGTTTGCACGATCCAGACGCTGCGCGCTCGCTGGGACCGCATCTGCGCCGCATTTCGCCCTGACCTGCTGGTTATCGACGAGTGCCATGTTTTGCACAAGGACCACGTTCGCATCATCGAGGCGTGCGTGAAAGAGGGCGTTCCGGTAATCGGGTTGTCTGCTACTCCGTTCCGGAAGGGCATGGGCCTGGTGTTTGACCGACTGGTCGTGACCGCCACCCTGCGCAGCCTCACCGAGCAGGGCTATCTGGTGCCTGCCCTGTGCTACGCGCCTAGCGTTCCCGATCTGACGGGCGTGAAAAGCAACGGCGGCGATTGGGTGGAGGACGCGCTGGCCGAAGTGATGGGCGACGCCAAACTGATCGGCGACGTGGTTGAGAACTGGTGCCGGCTCGCAGAAGGGCGCCAGACCATCGTGTTCGGGTGCAACGTCGCACACAGCCGCGAGCTGGCCCGCCAGTTCTCCCTGGCTGGGGTACGGGCAGCGCACGTTGATGGGTACACCGACATTGCCGAGCGCACACAGATCATCGATGCGTTCCGCGCCGGGCGCATTCGCGTGCTGTGCAACGTGGCCGTACTGACAAAGGGCTTTGACGCCCCTGAAACCGCTTGCGTCGTTCTGGCTCGCCCCACGAAGTCGCTGATGATGCACTACCAAATGATGGGCCGCGGCCTGCGCACCGCTGCCGGCAAGGCCGACTGCATCATTATCGACCACGCGGGCAACTGCCTGCGCAACGGCCTGCCGACCGATGATCTTCCTGCCGAGCTGGATCAAGGCAAGGGCGACAACCCCGACCGCAAGAAGCGCGACAAGGTGAAGGCCGAGCGCGAACCGCGCCCGTGCGGCAAATGCGGCTATGTGTTCTCGACCAGCCGTTGCCCCGCGTGCGGCCATCAGCCGCTCCCGCATCAGGACGTTGAGTGGGTAGACGGCAAGCTGGTCCCGCTCGGTGAAGTCGCCAAGCGCAAGACCTTCACGACCGATCAGCGCCGCGAAGTCTACGCGCAGCTTCTCTGGTACGCGCGCAGCACGGGCAAGAAGGACGGCTGGGCCTATTACAAGTGCCAGGAATACACCGGGCACGCCCCGCGCGACAAGAAAGGAGTTACCCCGATCCGGCCGTCCCAGGAGGTCATGGGCTGGATCAAGCATAAGAACATCGCCTTCGCCAAGAGCCGCGAATCGCAGAGGGCTGCCGCATGAAGACTGCAGACCTGATGCGTGGCCGCTGGCACGACGCCCTCAAGTACGCCGGCATGACCGACCGGGAACTGTCCGGCAAGCATTGCCCATGCCCTATGTGCGGCGGCAAAGATCGCTTTCGCTTCGATGACAAGGACGGCACCGGCTCTTACTTCTGTGCCGGCTGCGGAGCTGGGGACGGAATGAAGCTGATGATGCGCCTGACTGGCCGGGACTTCCGGGAGGTTGCTGCGGAGCTGGACAAGGCATACGGCAACTACTCGGTGCAGAAGCCTGAGCGCCGCGAGACCAGCGACATCCTGCGGCGGATCGGCGCCGGCCTCCTGCCTGTCGGTGATATCAGCCCTGTCGTGAATTACCTGCGCAGCCGCGCTATTCGCCGAATCCCCCGCGAGTTCCTGCGTTATCACCCTGCGGCCTGGCACTCGCAAGAGCGCCGCACTCTGCCGGCGATGGTTGCCGCCCTGCGCGACGTAGAGGGCAAGTGCCATGGCTACCACATGACCTACCTGAGTGAGCGCGGCGAGAAAGCCCGCATTGACGCGCCCCGGCTCTACTCGCCAGGCCAGACGGGTGAATGCGTCATCCGGCTTACCGCCGTCGAGAGCCATATCGGCCTGGCCGAGGGTATCGAAACCGCCCTGAGCGTAACCGAGCTGTATGGCATCCCCTGCTGGGCTACCGGAGACGCCGGCCGCATGGAGCGTTTCAAGGTTCCGGCTGGCGTCGAGCGCGTGACCATCTTTGCAGATGTTGACCACAACTACACCGGCGAGGCAGCAGCCTTTTCCCTTGCTAAGCGTCTGTCGCTGCAGGGTATCGCTTGCGATGTGCGCCATGACTGCCCGCGCGGCACTGACTACAACGACGTGCTGCTTAGCGGCATCAAGGAAACCGCATAAATGTCCGATTTCAACGAAATGGCCGAAGCCCTGGAGCAGAGCCGCAACATGCCGGACCCAGCCGACCGGGCCAGTGGCATAGAGATTCTGGAGCGTATCAGCGGCGTGGCTGCTGTGCGCGAGAAGCTGCAGGGGCAGGGAGCTGAGTTCTGCGTCGACTGCGACGAGGCTATCCCCGCCAAGCGTCGCGCCGCGGCACCGTGGGCAGAGCGCTGCATCTCCTGCCAGGACGACCACGACAAGCGGGAGGCGCGCAGATGAGCGGAGTGCGCCTGATGCACGGCGATTGCCTGGAACGCATGAAGGAAATCGAGAACGGTACCGTGGACTTGGTGCTGGCCGACTTGCCGTACGGCACGACGCAATGCGCCTGGGACGAAGTAATCCCAATGGCTGCGCTGTGGGAGCAGTACCTGCGTGTCGCAAAGCCGGAAGCTGCCATCGTCCTGACAGCCGCGCAGCCGTTCACATCCATGCTGGTGATGAGCCGCCCGGACCTGTTCCGCTATGAATGGATCTGGGAGAAGGGCAACGCCACCGGCTTCCTGAACGCCAAGAAGCAGCCAATGCGGGCGCACGAGTCTGCTCTGGTCTTCTATCGCAAGCAGCCCATCTACAACCCGCAAATGACTGCAGGGCACGAGCGCAAGACCTCAAGCCGAAAGACGGTCAACTCCGAGTGCTACGGCAAGGCATTGAATCTTGTCCAGTACGACTCGACCGAGCGGTACCCGCGCAGCGTCCAGTTCTTCTCGAGCGACAAGCAGTCCGGAAACTACCACCCGACGCAAAAGCCTGTCGCGCTGATGGAATACCTGATCCGCACCTACGCGGTACCGGGCATGACCGTTCTTGATAACACCATGGGCAGCGGCACCACTGGAGTTGCTGCGCTGCGCTGTGGCTGCGACTTCATCGGCATCGAGCTTGACCCGTCCCATTTTGAAACCGCAAGCGCGCGCATCGACGAAGAGGCCATTCGCCTGGCTACTCCGGTACCGCAGTTCGATCTGTTTGAGGAGGTCGCTCATGGGTGAAGTAATCCATAAGCCTCGCCACTTCTGGACTGCTGGCCGCAACCGCGTCCGCGACGTGTTCAAGCTGGCTTACCTGTTCGCCTTCGAGCTGTCCGCTGAATCAGCCGTCGAGATCATCGTTCGCCCGGTCAAGAGCCGCCGCACGCTGCTCCAGAACGCAAAGTTGTGGTCGATGCTGGCCGACATAGCCCGTCAGGTCGAATGGCCCGTAAACGGCGTTATGCAGCGCCTGGACGCCGAGGACTGGAAAGCCCTGATGACCGCCGCGTGCCGCCAAGAGATCCGCATGGCTGCCGGCATTGGCGGGGGCGTCGTGATGCTTGGCGTATCGACCCGCCGCATGACCGTAGCTGAGATGGGTGACTTGATTGAGTTCATGTACTCCTTCGGCGCCGAGCGCGGCGTGGAGTGGCGCGAGCCGAAGGACGAGATGCCCGAGCAGTGGGAGGCCGCAGCATGACCAAGGCCGAGAAAGCCCATCTATCTCGGGTCGCTGCCTTGGGCTGTGTTGCCTGCTACCTGCAAGGCACGCCTGGTACGCCTGCAGAGATCCATCACCCGCGCGCCGGTCGCGGCAAGGGTCAGCGCGCAAGCCACATGGACGGCATACCGCTCTGCCCGGCGCATCATCGCGGCACCCATCACCCGGCCGTGCCGAGCATCCACCTGGCAAAGCTGGCGTTCATCGAGCGCTTCGGAACCGAGGAGAAGTTGTTGCAGTTGGTGCAACAGCTGATCGATGGGAGCGCTGCCGCATGACCGACTCCCCACTCGGCCGCGCCTGCCCTGACTGCGGTGAGCCCATGAGCAATATGCCAAGCCTGAACGCCCGCCAATGCGCCACCGGATGCAAAGAGACATTCGCGTGGAACCTTGCGCCCGGCCAGATACCCCTGATCGCAAACAACAGAGCCACAAGGAAGCCGCAATGACTGACGCAAACAAACTCGCACAAACCCTGGCCGAGCGCGGCAGCCGTTACGGCGACTTCACCGACCACGCCCGGATCTGCCAGAACCTCAAACGCACTATGTGCGCCGAAGCTGGCTGGGATCGACTGACTGACGTGCAGAAGCAATCGCTCGAGGTCATCGCTGACAAGGTGGGGCGCATCCTATCAGGCGACCCAAACTACGCCGACAACTGGCACGACATCCAGGGCTACGCGAAGTTGGCCGAGGACCGCCTGCCACCAGAGTTCGGCCAGCAGAACACCATCGACTGCCGCACTCCTGAAGAGAAGGCAGAGATCGCATGAAGCTCTCGCGAATCGACGTGATAGGACAGAACGGCAATGACGGCGAGCACTACGACGGCGTTGGCCGGGAATGGCTCATCCAATCTGGCCTTATTGCCAGCAGCGGAGAGGGCGCTGATCGACGCGGACAAAACGGCCTGCCTCATCAGATGGAAGGTGCGCGACCTCAAGGGGGCGGAGAGGCAGAGGCAGGGCAACGTCCTGCTGGCAGCTGTTCCGGAGAGTGCGCGTCCTGCCGTTGTGGCGGCGCTGAAGGCGAGGGCCGGTAGATGACAGCCATCAGCCTACCGTGGCCGCCGTCGGCGAATACTTATTACCGCCGCGTTGGCGCCAAGACGCTCATCAGCGCAAAGGGTCGCGCCTACTGCAAGGACGTCACAGCGCTGTGCCAGGCGGCAGGATTGCGAAAGCTGGAGGGGCGCCTTGAGGTGGTGATTGCTGCATGCCCGCCAGACCGCCGCCGACGCGACCTCGACAATATGCTCAAAGGCCTCCTCGATGCGCTGACCCACGGCGGCGCCTGGGAAGATGACAGCCAAATTGACCGACTGACAATCATCAGAGGCCCTGTAAAGGCCAAAGGGTCGGTCGGCGTAGTGATTTCTGAGATTACCCAAGGGGAGGCAGCATGACCGAGCAAATCACCATAGCTCCATGCCCGTTCTGCGAGGGTCCGCCCTGCGTCATCGCGAAGGACTACATGACGGGCAAAGAGGTGGAATTTGACCGCCCGCTAGATGATTACTCCGAGGAAAGCTACTCGGCTCACGTCTGGTGTCACGAATGCGGGGCGCAAGGGCCTGAAGTCGACAGCTGCACGCTTGCGATCTTTGAAGGGCTGCATGACTTGACTGTCATGGATGTGGCACGCATTGCTGTAGAGCGCTGGAACGAGCGTGGCAATAGCGCAAGGGCCTGCTATGACGGCGGCGCCAAAGATGGGCTCAACCTGTTTCCGAGGAGCGAAGCATGATCTATCAGAACGTGGTTTCCGCAGTAGTGCGCGCCCTGGCGAGCGAAGTGATCAACTCGGCTGGTGGGTGTGACTTTCAACCGAAGGTGCAGGCCGCTCGCGTGCCTGGGGCGATCTGCGGCAAGGAAGAGGCTTTCCTGACGGACTGCTGGGTGCATGGCCGTCTGCACAAGGCGCTGCCGGTCGGCCTGTGGCTGGCTCTCGTGGCCAAGTATTCGACGCACCTAGAGCGCAAGCACGACGCAATGATGGCACTGGCCGGCTCGGTGAAGTCACCAGCACCTGGCCGGTTCGTTCAGTGTGCCGTCGCCACATGGGCATTCCCAAAGCTGCCGGGCGTGGAAGGGAAGCGCAGCACGAGCGTATTGCCGGCCGCATGGTATGACATTAACTCTTGGGATGATGGCGGCAAGCCAGACTCAACGCTCTACCGTTGGCGTTCTGCGATCCGGCGCAGCCTAGAGGATCAGGTCAACGAAGCGCTGATTCATGCGCAAGAAATACTCGACCGCGAAGGCCTGATCCGCTGCGCTGCATAAGGTATAATCGCTGGGCGTGGCTAGGTTTAGCGGCCGAAAAGGAGTTGTCTCACTCCCTGCCACGTCCTCACATGAGACGCATCGAATAGGAGACGTTCGATATGCTCACTCAAGAGCGACTGAAAGAAGTTCTGTATTACAACAAGCACGTCGGTGTCTTCACCTGGCGCAACAAGGCGAACCCGCGAACCTATGGCAAAACGGCTGGCGTTGTCATGCGCGGCAGGGGATACATTACGATCGGTATAGGGCGCGAGCATTACCCTGTTCATCATCTCGTCTGGCTATGGCATTACGGCCACCTCCCTGAGAACCAGATCGACCACATCGATGGCGACCGCTCCAACAATCTGCTCAGCAACCTGCGCGAAGTCACTCAAGAGCAGAACTCAATGAACATGAAGCGTAACGCGCTAAACACCAGCGGAGTGAAAGGCGTCCATTGGGATAATCAGCGGAAACGATGGGTGGCGGTCATCAAGAACAAGGAGCAGTACCTGTTCCGAAAGGCCTTCAAGAATCTTGAGGATGCAGAGCGGGAGATTAAGGCTGCGCGCGAGGCCTTGCACGGCGAGTTTGCAAATCATGGCGTGCATCGCTATGAGATCGAAGAAGCCCTTGACTAGCGTAAGAAATTGATAGAGGATGTGCCTATCTTGGTCATTTCACGCGTTGAGATGGCCAAGCGACTCGCTGAGTGATCGGTGGAGTTAGCAACTCAGAGCGGGACGGCCTGAGAAACTGAGCCCGTACTGAGAGATTCACAGAAAGCCCCAGCAGAAATGTCGGGGCTTTTTTTATGCGCGAACGGCTAGATCAGGGCTCGACCACCCGGCGCACCAATTCAATACATCCGCCATGCCTCTGCCTGCACGCACAAATCGCGCGGATTTTGATTACAAGCCTCGGCCATGTGTCGGGGCTTTCTTCGTTCTGGAGGCTGCATGTTCACCGTCAAGGTCTACACGAAATACGGTTACTTCCAGTACGAAGTGAAGGAGATGGCCTCGGCCCTCGAGCATGCTCAGCTCATCATGGAGCGCGGCGTGTATCGCCGATCCAACGAGCGCGGCGAAGTCGAGTTCCATCAGGTCATCAAGACAAAGGTGTGCGGCGAAGGCCTCGCATCCGAATATCCGGACACGTTCAAGCGGACGTAGCCGAAACCCTCTTCCGGCCCCATGCCTGCCTCCTTGCTCATAGGCGGATCGCACGCGCATGTGAGGCCGGACCAAACACCAACGAGACTCCACTATGACCGACAGCCATGAGGGCAGGACAGTGCATGAGCGAGTCGGCGCCCTGGAGCAAGAGGCGGCCGTCACTCGGCATCGCCTGGACAGATTCGATCGTGACCACGCGCAGTCACCCAACCGCCTGACCAAGCTTGAACAGCAGTTCGAGCACATGACCCGCCAGCTCACCGCAATCGGAGAGAGCCAGGACGAGGTAGCAGGGAAGGTCGACACGTTGAGTACCAAGCTCACCTACGGCATCGGTGCCGGCGTGGTGCTGGTGGCAGTGTTCGACAAGCTATGGCCGTTCGTTGCCAAGGGGTTCGGCTCATGAACCTGATTCCTGAGTGGCGCAAATCGTGGCGCCTCACAAGCATGCAGTTCGCACTCATCACCGCAGCGCTCAACGCAGCAGCCGGCGCATGGGTAGCGTTCGACGGGCATATCAGTCCGATCCTGTGGGCCAGCGTGAACATGGTTCTGGGTATGGCTGCCGCTATCTCCAGGGTGATTCCTCAGCCGAAGGTGACTGCGATGGATAGCAAGGAGACGATCTGATGCTCGGCTACATGACAGAAAAAGCCGCAAAGGCATTCGGTTGCTCGCATCACGGCAGCTATTACGGCATCCCTCTATGGATGGGTGACATCGATTCCGAAGCGCCATTGGTATTCGCCAAGTGGCTGCCTCTCGACTTCATCATTCCGATCTTCAGCATGATCGAGGGTCTGCTATGGCCGCTCATTCACGGAGACTCAGAGCCGATGTTCATGTTCAAGGTAAAGCAGGCCATCACATGAAACGCCCCCTCGCCATCCTGATCATCCTCTACCTCACAGCATGCGTATGCCTGATGGTGGGGATGGAGGCGTGGAAGGCAGTAAACCGAGAGCGCGCCCATGCAAAACGTCGTAGAGCTAACCGACAGGCAGCCGCACGTCATCATCGATGCGTCTGACGCAGTGCACCAGATACCGCACAGCCTCCTTCGCGACGTAATAGCCGGAAGGCAGCCATCCAGCATCCTGACCGAGCCAGTGTTGCAGCGGATCGTGGAGGAGTGGATGCAATTGGTGGAGAAATAGATTAAGCGAAGCGCTATAATGACGAAGCCCGGAGTGCGCTAACACTTCCGGGCTTCTAATCACTACCTGATCGGATGAGGATCACGGCAATGACGGGCGCAAGTCTACACGCCTGCCTGCATATTGTCTCGCGGGCAAAAGCAAAAGAAGTGGGGCTTAAGAGCTACTTCACCGGCAAGCCATGTAAGGCTGGGCATGTTTCTCAGAGATCAGTTTGCAGCTCGAATTGCCTTGAGTGCCTTTACCATTATCGAAGAATGCCGAGCGTTGCTGAGAAGGCTAAAGCAAGGGCGAAGCGCATGTCGCAGGACCCCAACAGCAGAGAGCAAATGGCTCGGTATGCAAGGGCGTATCACCAGCGCAATCGAGATGTCCTGCTCGCCAAGATGAAGGAGCGGAACGCAGCTTATTACGCGGCGAACAAGGATCGAATCAAAGATCAGGTCCGCGCTTATCAGGCAGAGAATGCCGATGCGCGGCGAGAGTACAAGGCGAAGTGGATCAGGCAGTCACGGAAAAACAACCCAGACCATGCTGCCATTTACGCGATGCGCAAGCTGATATCTCGTGTATGCGAACGTATTAAGGTTGGCCGCCGTGAGCTTGGCGGGACGGTGAAGGCCCTTGGCTATACATCGGCAGAGTTCAAGTTGCACATCGAGCGACAGTTTCTGCGAGGGATGAGCTGGAAGAACCGCAGTGAGTGGCACATAGACCACATCATTCCGCTGTCGGCGTTCGACCTCACATCTGAAGAGGGTCGGAGAGCAGCGAATTCGCTGGCTAATCTGAGGCCGATGTGGGCGAAAGACAATATGAGCAAATCAGACAAAATCACTTCACTCTTATAGGGCGAATATGTCAAAGCAACCCGACTGGGAGGGCATTGAGCGCGCCTACCGGGCGGGCCAGCTCTCCATCCGCGTGATAGCTGAGCAAAACGGCATCGCGCACAACACCATTCTGAAGCGAGCCAAGAAAGAAGGCTGGCAGCGCGATCTGTCCGATCATGTTCGGGCCGCGGTGAAGGAGAAGGTGACCAGGGCGGTGACCACTGGCAGTGACCAGTCGCGTGTGGTCACTGAAGCCGAGATTATCGAAGAAGCCGCAGAGGCAGGCGCCGCTGTAGTGCTGGCTCATCGTTCCGGCTTGGCTCAGTGGCGCGGCATAGCGAACAAGCTGTGCGTTGCCCTGGCTGAGATGGACGTGACCGCAGACAACCACGACAAGTTTGCTCGCTCGCTAAATGCCGGCGTTGACGCTCAGTTGAAGGTCATCAAGGGCGAGCGCCAAGCCTACAACCTCGACACCGAGGAGGGCGACAAGACGGTCAGCGATCTGGCCGCACTGATGGACGAGCTATCGACTGAGGCCTGACAGATGAAACCCGAGCACCTTGCGAAGCTCCGGGACAAGCTGTGGCGCCTGAACAACCTGTATTTCATCACCGACAAGGCAGGCAAGAAGACTCGCTTCCGCATGACAGCGGAGCAGTTGGAGTATTTCGAAGGCCTGCACACTCGGAACATCATCCTGAAGGCACGCCAGCTCGGCTTTACGACTGAGCAGTGCATCATTCAACTGGACGCGGCGCTGTTCGAGTCGGCCAAGTGCGCGCTGATTGCTCACACCCTGAATGATGCCAAGCGCCTGTTCCGGGAGAAGATCAAGTTCGCGTACGACAATCTGCCGGCAGAGATCAAGGCGGCCAACCCGGCGCGCAACGACGCAGCCGGTGAGCTGGTATTCGCCAAGGGCGGCTCGCTGTATGTCAGCACGTCATTTCGTGGCGGCACGCTGCGTTACCTGCACGTCTCCGAGTTCGGAAAGATCTGCGCCAAGTTTCCGCACAAGGCGCGCGAGATCGTCACTGGTGCGTTTGAGGCGGTGGCTACTGACTGCTTCGTCACCATCGAATCGACGGCAGAGGGGCGGGCAGGGTACTTCTTCGATTACTCGCAGGCCGCTGAGAAGCAACAGGCCGCAAAGCAGCCGCTCGGCAAGCTGGACTGGAAGTTCTTCTTCTTCAGCTGGTGGAAGAATGCCGAGTACTGGCTGGACCCGGCCGGAACGCTCCTGCCGCAGCGCCTGACAGATTATTTCGCCGAGCTTGAGGCAAAGCACGGCATCAAGACTAACGAAGGTCAGCGCGCCTGGTACGCCGCCAAGGAAAAGACCCTCGGCGACGACATGAAGCGGGAATACCCGTCGATCCCTGCCGAGGCATTCCAGCAGAGCATCGAGGGCGCCTACTACGCCAAGCAATTCGCCAAGCTGTACGCACAGCAGCGAATCGGCGTGCTGCCAGATAACAGTCACCAGCCGGTGCACACCTTCTGGGACATCGGCGTGGGCGACTCAACGGCGATCTGGTTCGTTCGGATCGTTGGCGATGAGTTCCACGTCGTCGACTACTACGAGAACAGCGGCGAAGGCCTGCGGCACTACATGAAGGTGCTTAAGGAGCGCGGCTACACGTACGGCGACCACTGGGGGCCGCACGACATCGACAACCGCGAGTTCGGTAGCGACGGCAAGACCCGCCGCGAGATCGCAAAGGAAGGCTACGAGTTCGACGGCCAGCGCTACAGCATCCGCTTCCAGGTGGTGCCGAAGCTGGGCGTAGACGATGGCATTGATCACGTACGCGAGATCCTTCCCCGCTGCGCCTTCGATGACTCGAAGTGTGAGACGGGCATTGCCTGCCTCGAAAACTACCGCAAGGAATGGGACGACAAGCGCGGCTGCTGGAAAGACAAGCCGCTTCACGACTGGTCGTCTCACGGCTCCGACGCATTCCGCTATTTCGCTGTGGCCATGAGCCGCAGAAAGCCTGTAACTGAAACCAAACCTCTACGGATGTGACCATGAGCAACGACCCGTCCAAAACAATCCCGGCCGTGGACGCCATGCGCGAGGATTGGGCCATTGTTGCGCCGCTGATGGGTGGTACGAAGGCTATGCGGGCCGCCGGGCGTGCTCTGCTGCCTCAGTACCCGGCCGAAGAGGACGATACCTATAAGGAGCGCTTGCGCCTCTCCACGCTGCTGCCGGCCTACGCCGAGACGGTCAACAACATGACCTCTCGTGTGTTCGCTGAGCCGCTGCAGTTGGGCGACGACGTGCCGGAGCGCCTGGTTGAGCTGTGCCAGGACATCGACCTTGCCGGCAATGACCTGAACAGCTGGTCGGTTGACCTGTTCCGCCATGCGCTAAGCCATGGCCTCTGCCACGTGCTGGTTGAATACCCGCGTGCCGAAGGTCTCCGCACTCGCGCGGACGAGATCGCTGCAGGGGTTCGCCCTTATGCCGTGCTAATCCGCCCTGAGCAGGTGCTGGGCTGGCGTGTCGAAGGCGGCAAGCTGGCACAGTTCCGCTACATGGAGTCGATCGAAGAGGCTGACGGCGAGTTCGGCGTGAAGTCGATCGTCCAGGTGCGAGTCCTGGAGCCTGGCGTGTGGCGCACCTACCGCAAGGCCAACAATGGCGGCGCATGGGCCAAGCACGACGAAGGCACTACCAGCCTCGGCTACGTGCCGCTCGTATCGTTCTACACCGGCCGCACGGGCTTCCTGACAGCAAAGCCGCCGCTGCTCGAACTGGCGCACCTCAACGTCAAGCACTGGCAGTCCCAGAGCGATCAGGACAACCTCCTGCACGTCGCCCGGGTGCCGCTGCTGTTCACCTTCACCGACGACGAGCAGTTCGAGCTGGTGATCAGCTCAGGCAGCGCGACTCGCATGCCTAAAGACGGGGACGCCAAGTACGTTGAGCACACCGGGGCAGCTATCAACGCTGGCCGGGAGTCGCTGCAAGACCTGATCGAAGAAATGCGGATGGCCGGCGCCAAGCTGCTGCAGAAGGAGAAGCAGCAGACCAAGACGGCGACCCAGGCGAACGAGGAGGCGGCGCAAGAGCTGTCCCCGCTGGCTCGCATGGCCAGCCAGTTCGCTGATGCCCTCGCGCAGATGCTGCAGATCATGGCGGACTACCTCGGGCTGCCAGATGGCGGCATGGTCGAGATGCGCGGCAACTTCGATCAGGATTGGGCGCCGGAAGTATCGGTGCCGCAACTGCTGCAGATGGCCAACTCCGGCAAGCTCAGCGATGAAACCCTGTTCGCTGAGATGCAGCGACGCGGGATCATCAGCGATGAGTACGAATGGCAGGAAGAACTTGAAAGAATTGCCTCGCAGGGGCCGATGCTGGGCGCGACCTAGATATAATAGAGGCCTGGCGCTGCGCCACTAACGCAGCGCCAGGCATACCAATCAAGACTTATACGGAGTCTCAAATGGCATCTAGGATTATAAAGCATTGCGATCACTGTGATGCGCAGATAACAGTCAAGCCAAGCAGGGCTGATCGCACTAAGTACTGTTCGATGGATTGCTATAACGCAAACCGCGCAACCGCTCTTTGCGAACGATTTTGGAAGAGCGTTGAGCGCGGAGGCGAAGATGAGTGCTGGCTTTGGCGCGGAGCTGTTGCTGCTGGGTACGGAACGATAAGCCTGAATGGTCGAGGAATTGGCGCTCACAGGGCGTCATACCTGCTTCATAAGGGAGAGATAGACAAAGGGCTTGTGGTAATGCACTCCTGCGACACGCCGCTTTGCGTCAATCCTTGGCATCTGAGTGTCGGTACTTATAGCGACAACGTGCAGGATATGCTTAACAAGGGCCGCTCAAATTCGAGCGAAGAGACTCGCCGCAAGAAGTCAATCGCTTCAAAGGGGAGAGTCGTCAGCGAAGAGGCAAGGGCGAAGATCTCAGCGTCTGCAAAGCTTGGCGGGCGCGACAGAATGCGGGCGGCTCTTTTGGCGACAAGTAAGTCTGTCGTTTACAAGGGAAATGTTTTTGGGTCGAAGGCAGAGTTGCGCCGCCATCTTGGAGGTGTGCATGGCAGAGTTGTTGACCGAATGATTGCCGAGGGCGAGGCCGGCTATGCCAACCGTGAACGAGCGACTGCTTGATGCCGCAATCAACCATGCCGTTGACCTGCAGCAGCTGAGTAACGGTGAGGCTCGAAAGATCATCGCTTTGCTGAATCGCGCCGATGCAGACCTTCGGCAGCGTCTCGTTGCCGCGGTTGAGCGCATGGGCACTGATCGGTTCACAGTCACGCATATGAATAGCGTGCTTGAGTCGGTGCGCGAGCTGAACAAGGCCATCTACGCCGAGATTGGCGAGGAGGTTGTGAAGGTCGTCGACGAGCTGGCCGCTTATGAGTTGGGCTACCAGCAGACGCTGTTTACGGCCACGCTGCCCAATCAGGTGCTGGTTGCCGTGCCGCTGGCAAATGTGAATCTCGGCCAGGTTCGTGCCGCCGCTTTCGCTAGGCCATTCCAGGGGCGTCTGCTCAAGGAGTGGCTTAGCGATCTAGAGTCGACCCGCGCGGCGCGCATTCGGGACGCCATCCGTATCGGCATCGTGAACGGCCAGACGACCGACGAGATAATTCGCGGGATCATGGGCATTCGTGCCGAGGGCTACGCGGACGGCCTGCTACAGCGCAGCCGGCTCGACATTGACGCGATGGTCCGCACGGCGATCAGTCACACCGCAGAGACGGCGCGTGATGCGTTCTACAGCGCGAACGCGGACATCATCGCGTCGGTCGTCTGGACGAGCACGATTGACACAAAAACGACGCCAGAGTGCAGGATCAGAGATGGCCTGCGCTATGAGGTCGAAACGCACAAGCCGATCGGGCACAAGGTGCCGTGGCTTGCAGGTCCTGGCCGCATCCATTGGCGCTGCCGGTCCACAAGCGTCACGGTGCTGAAGGGCTGGGAAGAGCTAGGCCTATCGCCGGACGAGATCGATCCTGGCACGAGAGCAAGCCTTGACGGCCAAATCCCGGCCGACAAAACCTACGGCCAATGGCTGTCCGAGCAGAGCGCGGCACGGCAGGATCAAATCCTAGGTCCGGCACGCGGAAAGCTGATGCGCCAGGGCGGGCTGAAGATGGATCGGTTCTACAACGACAAGGGCGTGTTCTTGTCGCTAGACGAACTCCGCGAACGAGACGCTGCTGCCTTCGCCAAGGCTGGGCTATGATGGCGAAATGAGCGATCAGAAGCCGAAACTCCACGTCATCGACGGCACACCTGCACCGGATAGCCCGGCAGAGCAGCTGCGCAAGCGAATACGCGCCATGCCAAAGCCGGCCAGCATGATTCAGTGCTTTCGCTGCGGCTCGCGTGAGGTGCTGGAGGTCAAGATCGGCATGATCTACAAGGCCGGCAAGGCCGGCGGCGGCACGAAGCAGATCCTGTGCGCGTCGTGCTTTATGAAAGGCGAGCGCGTAGTGCTCTGCTGATCTGATAGCGATACCAAAGACCCGGCCCCGCGCCGGGTTTTCCATTTCTAGAGCCTCGCTTTTGCGGGGCTTTTTCGTTTCTGGCTGCAGCTAGGAGGCATCCGAAAGCGCTTTCCCTGGAGCGTTGCTGCGGCCGATCTATTCCGGGGCTATTGCAGGGGATACCCATGAACAACATCGTTCCTTTTCACTACCAAGGCCAGCCGGTGCGCTTCAATAGCGAAGGCTGGATCAATGCGACCGCTGCTGCGTCGGTATTTGGACAGGAGCCAAGAGACTGGCTGAGACTCCACGAGACCGAGAGCTACATGCGGGCGCTGGCCAAACACCTAGGCATCCCGTTTGAGCCAAAGATGATCGAGAGGAAGCAGAGCAAAAAGGTCTCTGGTGGTAAATCCGGTTTCCGCCCCGAATTGAGTAACTGCGCGGGTTTGGTGATGACTCGTCGTGGCTCGGCCGCCAATGGCGGCGGCACCTGGCTGCATCCAAAACTAGCGGTTGCATTCGCCCGATGGCTAAACGTGGACTTTGCCGTTTGGTGCGACCTTCACATTGACGCCCTGCTGCGCGGCGAGCTGACCGAGAAGCAGCAGTTCGACCGGGCCTGCAAGGCTCTTTCCGATGCAAGCGATATCGCCAGCCTGAGCGGCAGCGAACTCGCCAAATTCCGCTGGCGCAAGCCGGGCTTGATTGCTCAGGTCGAGCACTGGCGAGAGCAGCTGCAAATGACATTGGGGCTTGAGGCCGCATAAGGCCAGCCCAGCCAAACACACCGCCGCATGGCGGTTTTTTTATGCCCGCAGTTTCGGATGGGACGGGGCGCACCGGGCCGGATGGCTCAACGCAATGGCCGGATGGCCGGAGAAAGACGAGATGAAACTGAAGACCGTAGAAGTCGATGGCAAGCAGTACGCCGAAATCCAAGACGGCAAGCCCGTTTACGTTGAGGACGACGGCAAAGAGGTTGCCTTCGATGCGGTTGGCACCCGGGCGACCATCACCCGACTGAACGCCGAAGCCAAGCAGCACCGCGAGCGCGCTGAGACCGCCGAGAAGACCGCAAAAGCCTTCGAAGGTATCGATGACGCCGGGGCAGCCCGCAAGGCTCTGGAGATCGTCGCAAACCTCGACGCGAAGAAGCTGGTGGATGCCGGCGAGGTCGAGAAGGTGAAGCAGGAAATCGCCAAGGGCTATCAGGCCCAGCTGGACGAAGCCAACACCAAGGCGCAGACCCTAGAGCAGCAACTGTACGGCGAGAAGATCGGCGGCAGCTTCGCTCGCTCCAAGGTCATCGCCGAGAAGCTGGCTGTCCCGGCAGACATGGTGCAGGCCACCTTCGGGAATCGCTTCAAGATCGAGGACGGCAAGGTCGTCGCCTATGACGCCAACGGCAACAAGATCTTCAGCCGTGCGCGCCCGGGTGAGCTGGCCGACTTCGATGAAGCGCTGGAAACCCTCGTCGACGCTTATCCCCACAAAGACCACATCATAAAGGGCACTGGCGCCAACGGCGGCGGCGCTCCTACTGGTGGCGGTCAACCCCCCAAGACCAAGGGCAACTTCGGTGGCGGCAAAGAGGATCGCCTCGCAGCCATCAAGGCCCTAACCGCACAGAACTGATAGGAGGCCCGAATGGCCCTTTCTGATATGAAGGTATTCAACCAATACCTCAAAGCTGCAACTATCGAGACGCTGAACCAGGATGTCGAGAAGTTCAACGCCGCCTCGGCCGGCGCCATCCGCCTGACCACGCAGGGCATCGACGGCGACTTCCTGCAAGAATCCTTCTGGGCTGGCCTGCATGGCGCCCAGCGTCGTGTCGATCGCTACGCCGCCAACGGCGCCCAGTCGGCAACCGCGCTCTCCCAGAAGCAGTACGACGCTGTCAAGGTGGCCGGTGGCTTTGGTCCGATCCTGTGGGAGCCCTCGCAGCTCTCCTGGATTCAGAAGAGCCCGGAAGAGGCGCTGGAAGTCATCAGCCGCAACCTGTCCGAGGCAATCGTGGCGGATCAGCTGAACACCGTAATCGCCGCCCTGGTCGCTGCTATCAGCAACCAGGCCGCAGCGACCAACGACGTGTCGGCTACTGCCGGTGTTACCTATGCCGCCATCAACGCCGCGCACGCCAAGTTCGGCGACGCCTCCGGCCGCCTGGTTGCGCAGGTAATGAACGGCGTGACCTTCCACGACCTCATCGGGAAGAACCTCACCAACGCGCAGCAGCTGTTCCGTGCTGGCGACGTGACGATCGTCGATATCCTCGGCAAAGCCGTCATCGTGACCGACTCCCCGGCGCTGTACTCGGCCGCGGTCGCCACTCCGGCTGCACCTGCCAAGCAGCGCGTGCTGTCCCTGGCCGACGGCGCTGGCATGGTGATGGACGGTTCCGACCTGATCACCAATATCGAGACCAGCAACGGTAAGGGCCGCATCGAGACGACCTTCCAGGCCGACTATTCCTTCGGTCTGGCGTTGCGCGGCTATACCTGGGACACCGCCAACGGTGGCAAGTCTCCGACCGACGCCGAGCTGGCCACCGGTTCCAACTGGGATCTGGTCGCCAACTCTATCAAGGCTTCGGCCGGCGTCATCACCATCGGCGACGCTTCCCAGTAACCGATAGGGGCGGGCTCCGGCTCGCCCCGTTTCTCTGGAGGGTGAAATGTCCGAACAGAAGATTGCATACGTTGAACATCCGGTTACGCCGGAACGAAAGGCCGAGCTGCGTGCTCAGGGCTTCAAGATTATCGACGCTCGATTCGCGCCGCCTGGCGAGGTAGTCGAGCCGCAAGACGAGGCGCCCAAGCCGCGCGCCCGAAAGACCAAGCCAGAGCCGACCGAGGCCGAGTAAATGACCGAGTACATCACCATCGCGCAGGTCGACGGCCTGCTGGGGTCCGGCTGGACCACCGAAGACAAGAAGGCCCGCGCGGTGCTGATGGCTAACACCTGGCTGAACGCCAAGCCGCTGCCGGCGTTTTCCGAGGCTCCCCCTGCCGTGGTGCAGGCAGGGGCAGAAATCGCGCGTGAAGCTGCAGCAGGGGCGCTGTATGGGGCAACGGAAACCGGCGTCACGAGCAAGTCGGTCACGGCTGGCGACGTGAGTAGCAGCAAGTCCTATTCGTCCAGTTCGCGCAAGCTGACGGCTGGCGAGGTGTTTGCAGAGGCGCTTCTGCGGCCATACCTCGGCAATGCCAGTCAGGTTCGACTGGTGCGCGGCTGATGGGTTTGCGTGACGAGCTGACCGCAGACATTGCGGAGGCATTCGATACCGACCTTGCTGATGCGGTAACAGCATTCACGGGCACGCAGCAGGGCGATGAAGGCTACGACCCGGTCACCGGGGAAATGACGACTTCAGCGACAACCTACGCCGGTCGCGGGGTATTTGGCAGCTACTCGAATGATGAGATCGATGGATCTTCGATTCTCGCGACAGACGAGCGCCTTACGGTCCTGCAGGCTGAGGTGCTGGTAACTGAGGCGGGAATTACGACTGACGCAAGGGCAGCCCCAAAGGTCGGAGACATGATCTCAGGCAGGCGCGTCATTCAGCTTGGAAAAGACCCCGCCGGAGCAACTTGGATAATTCAGCTGAGGGCGTAACGATGTCGTTCTCTGATGATGTTCGGCGGTTTTCGGTCAAGACCGCGGAGGCACACGACAAGATCGCGCGTACCGCAGCCCTTGAGTTGTTCTCCAGCGTGATTCGCTCGACGCCGGTCGATACCGGCAGGGCCCGCGGTAACTGGCAGACATCGGTAGGCCAGCCAACGCCAAACGAGATCGATCGTGACGACAAGAGCGGCGCGCAGGCACTGACAGAGGTTCAAGCGAAAACGCCAGAGGGCGCAGGTCAAGAGGTGTTTTTGACAAATAACCTTCCATACATTTACTCGCTCGAATTCGGTAGCAGCAAGCAAGCCCCCGCCGGGATGATCAGGATCAACTTCGCCAGGGTGCAGAAGATGGTCGCCGTGGCCGTCGCCAAGAACAAGGTGTGACCATGTCTCATAAGCTGATTCGTTCGCTGCTTCAGGGCAGGCTGAACACCTTCGCGACTGCGCGCACGATCCCGGTTGCGTGGGAAAACGTTCAATTCGCGCCTCCCGCCGGCCAGTACCTTCGCTTCAACCTGCTTAAGGCGCCGACCGACAGCGCCGACCTGGCCGGAGCGCACCGCGAGTACAGCGGTGTGTGCCAGATCAGCGTGTTCGTGCCGAAAGGCAAGGGGCCGACAGACGCGGAAACGCTAGCCGCTGACATCGCGGAGCTGTTCCCGCTGAATGTCCCGCTGGTGTCCGGAAGCTTCTCCGTGCAGGTCACGAGCCCCTGCAGTGAAGGCCTGCCGATTAACGGCGACACGCATTTCATGGTTCCGGTGAGCTTCACCTACCGGGCCGACACGATTTAGCAATTTATCAACCTGACAGCCCGGCCTAGCGCCGGGCTTTTTATTGGCCGCTAGGCCGCAACAATGTGCCGCAAATGCGGCCTAGGAGTTTAATTTGGCAGTCTCGCTCCCAAACGGCGCCGTAGTATCCATCGCTTCCGCGTATGCCGCGCCGATCACAGTCACCGCCGTATCGAACGCCAACCCGGCCGTTGCTTCAGCAGTCGGTCATGGCCTCGCCAATGGCGATATCGTCGAAGTCACCTCAGGCTGGTCGCGCTTGAATAGCCGCGTCGCTCGGGTCGCCAACGTGGCCGTCGACACCTTCGAGCTGGAAGGCATCAACACCACCTCGACCAACCTTTACCCGGCTGGCGGCGGCGCAGGATCGGTGCGCAAGGTCAGCACCTGGCAGCAAATCACGCAGGTTCTGGAGTTCACCACGTCGGGTGGCGAGCAGCAGTTCGTTACCTACTCGTTCCTGGAAGAGGATGTAGAGCACCAGATCCCGACCGTCAAGAGCGCTTCCAGCTTTGCCATGACCATCGGCGACGATGCCGCTCTGCCGTGGTACAGCATCCTGTCCGACGCTAACGACGACCGCATCCCGCGCGCCGTCTCCGTCGTGCTGCCTTCTGGCTCGGCGATCTACTACAACGGCTATGTGACGCTGAACAAGACCCCGACGCTCACCAAAAACGAGCTGATGGGCCTGCAGAGCACAGTTTCGCTCACCTCAGAGCCAATGCGCTACTCGGCATAAGGCAGACCGGCCCGTCACTCGGCGGGCCTACTCCTTCCAGATAGGGACGATCCATGAGCGTGAAATTCACCCTGACCCCGAACCCTACCTTCAAGGCGCCGGTAGAAATCCCGCTGCCTGACGGCCAGGTTGCCAAGCCGGTGATGGAGTTCAAGCACCGCGACAAGGACAGCCTCGACGCCCTGGTAAAGAACAAGAGCATCAAGGACCCCGCATTGCTAGGCGAAATCCTGGCTGGCTGGGACCTCGACGAAGAGTTCGGGCCGTCAAGCATTGAGCTGCTATGCAAGAACTACGTCATGGCACCGAAAGCCATCCTGACTGCCTACATCAATGCGCTGGTGGACGGTCGCCGGGGAAACTAGAGGGGGCTGTCGAGCGGCTGTATCGGAAGGGCGCCGACCCGGAAGAAATAGCCCGGTTCGGCTTGCGCCCCGAGGATTACCCCGACGAGCAGTTCGGCATCTGGCCTGAGAATTGGCAGGTATTCGACATCTTCCTTTCGATGCAGACCCAGTGGCGCATTGGTATGAATGGGCCGACAGGGCTTGACTACTCGGCCCTTGAATCGCTGTTTCGCATGAACCGCGTCAAGCGCAAGCAGCAGCGCGACCACTTGGAGGCGATGCAGATCATGGAGCGCGCCGCGCTGAAGGCGATGGCCGAGAATCGGTGAGCAGCCTGCTGGTTTCGGTTGAGCAGCGAGTGGCGAGCCCGTAGGGCTACTCGGCTGGCTTCTTGCGAGTGCGAGAGAGCCGCTTCGAGGCTGGTTGGATCTTCTCGGCTCTCGTGACCTTGGTCATTACCTTGAGGTTAGCGTCGTATTTGGCACCGAGGTTTACCGGACCTTTTGATGGCTTGGCTGGGCGCTTCTGAGTGACGCCCAGGACGGCATCGATGGTGTTGCTGATGATGTCGCGCAATATGTCTTCCAGATCGTCCTGATCCGCTGCACTTGCTGGCTTGGACTTGCTTGCGTCAGCTAGCAGCCTGTCCTTGTCGATGCGGAACGTCATCTGCGGGTCGGGCCTGCCTTGTGCGTCAAAGCTGGCTTCCAGGCGCGCAACAAGCTCCGCGTTCACTGAGCGGCGATTGGCGTCGGCGGCTTCCTTTAGGCTCTCGTAGAGCGAGTAAGGCAGCCGAAATTGGGATCGATAAATATCTTCCATGTCACTAGCTTGACACTACGGCAATAGGTTCGTATAGTGACACCGCGTCACTAAGAAGGGATGTCAAACGATGCTAAGAACCCAAGTGCGGATACCGCAAGAATTGGCGGACTGGCTTAAAAGAAGCGCGAAGGACAACCGGCGCTCCATGAATAGTCAGCTCGTTGAGTTCCTAGAGCGGCAGAAACAACAGGCAGAAGCAGCCTGAAACGACGAAGCCCCAAGCGTTGGCGCGCTCAGGGCTTCAGGAAGCGTGATCAATTCCGAGGTCAATCACATGTTCGATTCTAGCGTAAACCATGAAGAAAACAATGGCGGAATGAGCTACGAGACGCTCATTCCGGTGCGTATGGGCGAAATCGCCGGGGAGGCTGTGCAGCTGTGCAATGCTCGCGACCTTCATATCTGTCTTGGTGCAGGCTCGCGCTTCAATGACTGGATTGCTCGTCGCATCGCTGAGTATGGCTTTGTTGATGGGCAGGACTTTTACTCAGAAATGAGTAAAAAGGCTGCAGGCCGCAAAGGGCGCGGGTCGGTTGAGTATTCAATCTCCGTTGATATGGCCAAAGAGCTAGCGATGGTGGAGCGTACCGAGGCAGGTCGCCGAATCCGTCGCTACTTCATTGCGTGCGAGAAAGCTCTGCGCCAGATCGCCCCTGAGGTCGCTGCTGACTGCCTGCGCAAGGCGCTCAACCCGCAACAGCAGTTCCAGCTCAAGGAGAAGGTAGATAGCAAGGTGGCTTGCCTGGCTAAGGCTCGTCAGCGTGCCGGCTACCACGAAATCTGGAGCAACCTGAAGTCTCGGCATCAGGTCGCGCAGTACCGCGACATTCCTCAGGGTGAGTTCGAGGACGCTTGCAAGTACGTAGAGAGCTACGTGTGGGATGGAGAGTGGATCGAGGGCTGGCGTGGCTCGGCTTCGGAAATCGAGTTCAGCTGCAGCATTGAAGACTGGATCGCTCGCAACCCGCAGTGCTTCGGAGTCACAAAGCGCCGCGGCGGCGACCTTGGTGTGACCGTTGGTGACCTCGTGCTGAGCAAAGACTCTCCGTGCCTGGAGCTGCTCGACAAGATGCACAACGCTGGATATCAGGTGGAGGGCGCGTTCTACGAGTTCCGCTCCTACCAGAACCTGATGCGTCAGATGGATTACCTGATGAAGGCAGCAGGTGGCGCGATCAGCCAGGCGCTCGGGACGCTTGAGCGCGGCCGAATGAAACCTCAAGAGTACGCTGGCGTGCAGGCGGTGGCGGCATGAGCGCTTTGACCGTGACTCCGGTAACTATGTCGTCGCGAGAAATTGCTCGCCTGACTGGAAAGCAGCATAAGAATGTCGTTCGAGATATCCGCGAAATGCTCCAGGCGCTTGAAGAAGATGGCTCAGATTTGAGCCATGTCGCCGAACGGAAGGATGCCCGCGGGTACACGTCAGAGTTTCGGCTGGACCGAGAGCTGACAGAGACTCTTTTGACGGGCTACAGCGTCCCGCTTCGAAGGAAGGTGGTTCGCCGGCTTCATGAGCTCGAAGATGCGACGAGACCGAAGCAACTGCAGGACACTGTTGCCACTCCCGTCGCCGCTCTTGTTGATCTGGCGAAACTGACGCTCGAGCATCTGCCGAATCTTGGTGAGAACAGCAAGCAGGCGCTGCTCAGTGTTTTGACCGAGCAGGCTCTCGGGCACAAGGTGATCCCGCTGCCGAAAGTGGATGAACACCTCATGCCAGCCGGGGAAGTTGGCAAGTTGCTCGGCATCAGCGGGGCGATGGTCGGCCGGCTCGCCAATGCCAACGGGCTTAAGATTTCAGCCTATGGCGAGTATCGGCTAGACAAGTCGAAGCACAGCTCCAAGCAGGTAGAGTCGTTCGTTTACAACGCTGCTGGTCTGGGGCGGCTGCGCGAGTTACTGGCAGCCAAGCAAGCGGCATAACCTAAGCGTTCCGCCTGAACCAGCCTAGCGCTGGGTTTTGGTGCTGGCGTTTTGGTACTCTCACCTTTTTGTTTGGAGAGAGGGAATATGAATAACTCAGCGATCAACTTTTGGTCAGGCTTCGCATGGATTGCAGCAATCATAAATATAGTTGCCTCGTTGATCGTCATGGTTGCGTTCGGCACGACTGAAGTGCCGGCTGGAAGGCACTCGTCGATAACCGAGTCCGTAGTTTTGTGGCCGGTCATTTTGGGGTGTATTGCTAGCGCCGTGTACGGGATCTTTTTCGCAGTGCTTATGAGCATTGCTCGAATAGCAGCACTGAATTCACGCACTGCTCTGGGCTTGATGCTCAAGCCTGAAGCTGGCAGCTGAGCTACTTCAATTTTTGCCGAACCGCCTCCGGGCGGTTTTTTACTGCCTGGAGAAAAGCATGACCGAATACGCCCGCCTTGTCCTGAGCGTGGACAGCACGAGCGGCCTGAAGGCTGCAAGCGATCTGGATCGCCTGGAAGCTGCCTCCCGCAAGGCTGAAGGTGGGTTCGATCAGCTGGAGCGCCAGACTCGCCGCAATGCCATTGCTACCGGGCAACTGAAGACGGCCGTGGCTGCGCTTGGGACAACCCTTGCCGCCGCTGTTTCGGTATCTGCGCTGCGTTCTGCTGCCGGCCTGGTGCAGACGTACCAGGAGATGGCCGAGCGCGTGCAGATGGCCACAAGCAGCCAGGCCGAGTTCGAGCTTGTGCAGCGCCGCCTGCTGGCCACCGCAAATGGCACTTACCGTTCGCTTTCGGAAGCCCAGGAGCTGTACATCCGCACCGCCGACAGCCTGCGGAGCATGGGCTACTCGACTCAGCAGGCTCTGGACGTGACGGACTCCATGTCCTATGCGTTCGTGAAGAACGCCACCAGCGCCGAGCGTGCTGAGACGGCGATCAGCGCCTTCTCAAAGTCGATGAATACTGGCCGAGTGGCGGCTGATCAGTGGGAAACCATTACCACTGCGCTGCCGTCAGTCATCAATGACATTGCAGACGCGACCGGACGCTCTGCTGCTGAGATTCGCGCGCTCGGCGCTGCCGGAAAGCTGTCTGCGCGGGATCTGTCCGAAGGCCTTCGCAAGTCGCTGGACGAGAACGCCAAGGCAGCCGCCAACATGGCGAACAACCTGACCGATGCAGGAGTTCGAGCCAAGACGGCGACAACTGCCATCTTGGTCGCCTTCGAGAACCAAAGCGGGGCGATCCAGAGCGTCACCAACAGCATCATCTCGGCCGCCGACTCAGTGCTCGCGTTCAGCGAAGACACTGAGGCGATGAAGGGGGTGCTCGACGGCATCAGCACAGCAGCGGAGTATCTGGCCGTTGCGATTGGTGCTCGGCTTGTCACGGCCATGCTTGCCTACACCGCTACCCAAGGCCAGGCAGTCACCGCGACCGTCATCCGCATCGCCAAAGAGCGCGAGGCATTGGCTGTATCGGCTGCCATGGCAACCGCTGAGCGTCAGTCGGCCATGGCAGCGCTTGCCGTAGCCAAGGCAGAGTTCGAAGCGGCTCGTGGCACTAACGCGCACGCAATCGCTGCCCGCAACCTTTCGGCAGCACAAGCCGTTGCGCTCCAGGCTGCAGCTAACCAGGCTGCGGCACAGAACGCGCTCAACAGCGCAATGCGTGTCGGCACCATCGTTGCTGGCGGGTTGCGCAGTGCCATGGCTTTGCTCGGCGGTCCTGCTGGCGTGGTTTTGCTTGCTGCCGGAGCGCTGTACACCTTCGCGAGTAATGCCCGAGATGCCAAGCAGCCGGTCGATCTGCTTACCGAGTCCGTCAACGACCTAGGCGATGCAACCCTGCGGGCTCTGCGCGCGGATCTGCTCACCAAGATCGAAACCGAGTCGCGTGGCGCATCAGGCGAGTTGACTGCGCTAAATGCGCGAGTTGAAACGCTGCGCGACAACTTGGCTCGCTACCCAAACAGCGCAAAAGCACAGGAATGGCGTGAGGAGCTAGAGCGCACAGCGGAGAAGGCGCTGATCGCTGATGAGGCGCTGGAGAAGTACCGCAAGCGGCTGCAGGCCGTCGATGAGGAGATCGCGAAGCGCAGCAAGGCACCCGATCTGAGCGACCCAGAAGAGCCTACAACCAGCGCTGAAGGGCAGAAAGCAATCGCCCGCATGCGCGAGCAGCTGGACTTGGCGAAGCTGCAAGGTGAAGCCCGTGCTCGCCTGGCGGCTATTCAATCGCTTGGCGCTGAAGCGACAAAGGAGGAGCGGGAAGAGGCCGAACAGCTCGCTACGCAACTCTATCGACTAGAAGAAGCCGAGCGCGCCCGCGGTAAGACATCCGAGAAGAACCTGAAGCAGCAGATATCTGCGCTTGAGCTACAGGCGCAGATGCTCGGCATGAGTGCGACTGAGGCGACACTGTACAAGCTCGCCCTGGATGGCGCGTCAGAGTCGCAGCTCTCAAGCGCGCGCAACGCTTTGCAGGCTGTAGAGGCATACGAGAAGCAAGCCGAAGCGATCCGCCAAGTCAACGAGGCCGAAGAAAACACCAATCGGGAAGCGGTATCGATCATCGATTCCTTGATGACCGAAGAAGAGGAGATTCAGCAGTCCTACGAGCGCCGCCGCCAGACCATACTGGACGCGACCATCCTGACTGCTGAAGCCCGCAACGAGGCACTGCTCAGACTGGAACAGGAGCGCGACGAAAAGCTGCTGGAAATAAACGGCAGTTATTGGGAGCGATACCTTGCTGCAGCCGAAAAGAGTCTCGGCAACTTTGATGAGCTGGCCGGCAACGTTCTCGAAGGGTTTAGTAGCCGTTTCGGCGATGCTTTCGAATCAATGGTGTTCGATGCGCAATCGCTTGGCGATGCGGTCTCCGGCCTTGCAGAGGCGATGGCTCGATCGGTTGTCAACGCGCTCGGCCAGATGGCCGCTCAGTGGATCGCTTACCAAGCCGTCCAGCTCCTGGTCGGCAAGACAGTGCAAGCCAGCGCTGCATCTACGATGACGTTCAACGCGCTGGCGGCGCAGCAAATGGCCGCAATCAACGCCTTCGCTTCGACTGCTGCAATTCCGATTGTCGGTCCTTTTCTGGCTCCGGCTGCTGCGGCAACAGCCATCGCAGCAACTACTCCGATGGTTGGTGCTGTTGCCTCTCTGTCTCTAGCAGGTATGGCGCACGACGGTATCGACAGCGTGCCTCGTGAGGGTACTTGGTTGCTTGACAAGGGGGAGCGCGTTGTTGACCAGCGCACCAACGCCGACCTGAAGGACTTTTTGTCAAGCGGTGGAGACGGCGGAAGCGAGGTGATCGTCAACGTGAACCTAGTTGAGGATTCGAGCCGTGCAGGGAAAGTCGAGAAAACCCAAAACAGCGATGGCTCGTGGAATGTGACGGCATTTGTCGCTGACATCTATAGCGATGGGCCTGCTGCACAGGCGCTACAGCGCGCATTCGGAATGCGGAGAGCCGGCCAATGATTGAGTATCCAGTAGAGCTGCCGTTCCCGACCAGGGAAGGCTTTGCGCTCGAGCCGACGAATCAGATCGTACGCACCGAAATGCAGAGCGGCCGGGCACGGCAGCGCGTCCGATTCGCCAGCGTTCCGTCTTTCGTCTCGCTGCGCTGGATCTTCACGACGCCACAGGCCCAGCTGTTCGACGCATGGGCAAGCGATGTCGCAAGGGCTGGATGGTTCACGCTCAAACTGAGAAGCCCGATTGGTCTGACCGAGCATCAGGCGCGATTCATTGAGAGCCCGCAGGGGCCTGCACTGTTCGGTCTTGACCGCTGGTCCTACACGGCTCGCGTCGAGCTGCGCGACAAGCCGAAGGTTGCGCCGGGGTGGGCTCTGTATGCCCCGCAATACATCTTGCTCTCCAGCGTCTTCGATCAGGCTATGAACCGGGAGTGGCCAGAATCGAAATACCAGACTTACATGGGCGCTTTCGATGAGGGTATTAACAAGGAGTGGCCGCAATGACCATCCTTGAGCAAGTCTATGCATCGGGCGGCGACGTGATCATTCACACACTGGAGATCACGTGCGCTGCCTGGGCTGATCCAATCCTGCTGTGCGAGGGGTTCGAGAATCAGTCTGTGATCGACGAGAACGGGCGCCCGCTGACCTTCGAGGCGGCGGCTTTCCAGCTCGCTGAGCCCGAGCGCAGCAACCGCGGCAGCCAGACGCTCGACTTCGCTGTCGATGGAGTCATGGGCACGGCACAGCAGAAGGTCGACGCGGCGCTAGAGGCAGAGGAGCGCATCACGCTGATCTACCGCAAGTTCCTCGCCAGCAACCTGTCTGAGCCGGCCGAGCGCCCGTATCGCATGACCATCCTTGGCGGCGAGATGAATGGCTCGACGGTCCAGCTGCAGGCCGGGTTCTTCGACCTGATCAACCGGCAGTGGCCGCGTGACGCTTACTCCACGACGTTCTCCCCTGGCCTGAGATACCTCTAATGCTCGAGCAATACCTATTCGCCCGTTACGTGGACGGCGGGCGAGGTGAGGTCGTGGGCGGCGTTCGGGAATTTGACTGCTGGGGGCTCAGTTGCGCTGTGCGTCAGGAGCTGCTTGGCCTGCCACCACTGCCCGATGCCGGCGTGATCAGTCGTCACCGGCTGCGCGAGTCGGCCAAATCCTACCGGGTCTATGCCGATCTTCTGCCTGAAGGCCCGCCAATACCTGGCGCCTTGGCTGCCGTGATGAGCGGCGAGCTGTGCACACACGTCGGCGTCGTGCTTGAGCTGGACGGGATGCTGGCAGTGCTTGAGATCAACCCGAAATCCGGCTGCCGCTGGCTCCGCATAGCCGACTTCGAACGCACCTATTACCGAGTGAAATACCATGCCGATCGAGATTTACGCGAGCAAGTTTGCGGCAGAGCCGGCTGAGCGCCACGAAACCAAAGATCGCATGACTGTAGCCGCCTGGCTGCGCGCCAACGTGCCGAGCTTCGAGGCTCGCGACAAAGCGCCGATTAGCGTAACCATTAACGGTAGGGTGGTTGGGTCGGAGTCGTGGGATGACGTGGAGTTCTCGCCGGCCAACTGCGTCTCGATCTGCGTCGAGCCGAAAGGCAGCACGCTCGAGACGATTTTTCGCCCGGGCCCGCTGGCCAAGCTGTTTGGCCTCGGCAACCCGTTTGCTCAAGTCGCACCAACTACACCAAAGGCTAGGCCGCAAGGCAAAGACCTTTCGCTGGTATCAGCAAAAGGCAATCAGGTATCGCTTAACGCTGTTATTCCTGAAATTGCCGGCACCTTCAAGCGCTATCCGGACTACCTGCTTCCTGCGCATCGTTACTTTGGCGGGCCGCGAGAGCAGTGGATTGAAATGCTGCTTTGCGTTGGAAAGGGTAAGTACGACATCCCTGCAAGCAAAATCCTGGTCGGCAATACTCCAATCATTTCGCTTGGAGCGGACGCCGAGTACCAAATTTTTCAGCCGGGCGCAAACGTTTCCGGTGATAGCGCGTCCGTTTGGTGGCACAGCGCGTCAGAGGTCGGGTCAACTTCGACAGGGACGGCAGGCCTTGAGCTTAAAGCTACCTATGAAGTTGACCCCGTCCCGTCTGCGAACTCGTACCAGCTGAGCGGCTATACGATCGAGATCCCGACAGGAGCCGGGCAGTACCCTGACGGATGGGCGGCTGGGATGATCGTAAGGGTTGAGGCCAATTATCCCTACACAGTAATTGATGGTGGCGCTAGCCGCGACGTGATCGAGGGGGACTTTACGCAGCTTGGTCCTTTTGTCGGGATGCAGATCGAGATAACAGGCGACAACGCCGGGCTATATCAGATCGAAACGTACGTCCCGCCAGTAGCGCCATCCACTATTGGGCAGATCACACTGAGCTACGTAGGCGGTGGAGCGGTAACCGGGCTTAAAATCGGCTCGGTATCCATGGGCATTGGCTACGCCGGGTTGCGCTACCGCATCACTGCGGCTGGCCAATACTCGATCGCGGTTGAGCGATTGACCGATACGGGCGCTTCGGATATCGCTTGGGCCGGGTTTGCACCGTTACAGAGTTCAGCTGTTGTGATTTCGCTGGACGCATCGACGCAGCAGGGGGATTGGGCTGGACCGTTCTGCGCCTGTCCATCGGGAGAAACGACAAACCTGATTGAGTGGGACGTCATGTTTCCTGGCGGCCTAATTCACATCGGCAGCAAGGGGCAGCTGATTGAGCGCTCGGTTACGGTCGAAATCCAGTATCGAGATTTCGATGCGGCCGGGACGTGGGCATCAACCACAAAAGTCATAAAACAGAAAACCCTTGATCAGGTTGGGTTTACGTTCAGTCAGTCCTTGCCAGCCATGATTCGCCCTGAGGTGCGGATGCGCCGTATCGGCGCCAAGTCGACGAACACCAACATTCAGGACAGCGTGCAATGGTACGGTCTGCGGGCAAAGCTGCAGGCCCCTACCAGCTATGAGGGCGTTACGGTAATGGCGGTGCGTTTGCGCGGCGGTGATCGGCTTGCCTCGCAATCTGAGGCGCTTGTCTCGGTCGAGGCGACTCGTGTTCTGCCTGTGCGAAGCGGCGGCGCCTGGGATGTGGAGACGCCGACTCGCGACATCGTGCCGTGGATCATCCACGTCGCGCACTCGATTGGTTACACCGATGACGATCTGGACATGGCCGAGTTGGACCGCCTGCACGCCATATGGGCCGCGCGTGGCGATCACTACGACGCCGTGATCGACTCAGCGAGCACAGTAAAGCAGTCGCTGCTCGAGGCACTGCAGGCTGGATTCGCCGACTTCACCATCGACCGCGGCCTGATTCGACCTGTTCGAGACGAGCCGCGCACGGTCATGGAGCACCCGTACACGCCGCAGAACATGACCAAGGCCTTGAGCCGGCAGTTCTCTGCGCTCAAGCCGGACGACTTCGACGGGGTAGACGTTGAGTACGTCGACAACCGCACTTGGCAGAAGGAGACAGTTCAGTGCCGTCTGCCAGGTGACGCAGGTTTGCGTGTCGAGAAGCTGAAGCTGGACGGCGTTACCGGCAAGACGCAGGCTTGGCGGATCGGGATGCGGCGCCGGATGGAGCAAAAGTACCGGCGCTGGTCGTACAGCTTTGGCACTGAGCTGGACGCGCTGAACAGCCGTTATCTCAGCTACGTTCCGCTTCAGGATGACGTGCCTGGCTACGGCCAGAGCGCGCTGATGCTGAGCTACGACAGCGGCATCATCGAGTCGTCCGAGCCGTTCGACTGGTCGGCTGGCGGCGCGCATGTGGTCGGGATTCGCCGGCCGGATGGCACGCTATCCGGCCCATACACGGCGACGCGCATCGATGACTATCGACTGTCCATCAGTGGTCTGGACTTCGAGCCCGACACGTCGTGGAGCATCGAGCCGCCGCATCTGCTATTCGGACCGGTCAACCGCTGGAGCTATCCGGCGCTGATCACGTCAATCAGCCCGAGCGGGACTGACGGCGCATCGGTTGAGGCGACAAACTATTCGGATAGGGTTTATGAATATGATGATGCATTCCCACCCTCGACATGAGGCGATTCCGATCCATGCCGATCGGTGTAGCCGGCGATCTGGCGAGCCTCCATAACTCTCGCCTGCGCAGCCTCCTTTGTTTTGAATGAGCCAAGAAAGCGGTTCTTCCCGTCTATGCATGCTTGAGCAGCCCACTTTCCGTGCTGCTTATGCCAGCTGACTCCGGTGATGCCGCTCGTGTTGTTCTTGTACTTAGATTTGTTAAGCATATTTATCGTGCGAGGTACGCATCTAAGGTTTGAGATCCTGTTGTTTAGCGCATTGCCGTCAACGTGGTCGATCTCGCCGCTTGGCTCTTCTCCGTAATGGATTAGCCAAGAAACTTTGCTTGCATTTATAGTTAAGGCGGAATTTCCGGATATGGTTACTCGAATATTCCTCTTCTTGTATCCAGACGGCTCTGTCTTAATTGTTCCAGCAATCTTTCCAGCAAACTTACTGTTGAATGCCCCAGAATCAGGAATCCTGTGCCTCCATGTAAGATCTCCTGTTTCAGGGTTGTAATCAAGAAGCATTCTTAGTTTCTGCGCTAATCCAAAGTTGTTGCCCATTAATAGACTCCTCTGTGAGTTTGTTAATTATACACGACTGCAACTATGAATTAAGCGACTAGCCAACACCACATACCGGACACGGCCCGCAAGGACGCCGTGCGGATTTGCACGCCTGGAGTAAACGCATGACCTTTAATACCGGCAACAACGTGCCAAGCACGGACCCGCGCGACCTGTACGACAACGCCGAGAACCTAGACAAGCTGGTCAACGGCGCAGATCCGTTCTATGCCGACCGCCTGGGCGTTCTGCGCGAGTCGTGGGCCGGCATGGAGAACAGTTTCACCAATGCACAGGAAGGCCGCGAAACCGCGTTCGAGTTGAGTCAGGCTGACAAGGAAAGCCGGTTCCAGGCATTTCTGGTGTCCTCCGGCTACGTCAGCAAGGGAGACTATGCGGCAGGGGTCGTGCTGGAAGAGCGGAACGAGTACGTGGCTGTTGATGCGGCGACTACCGGCACAACTGCAGGGCTCTACCGCCCCGGCCCTGGCGCTACGCTTCCTTTGACGCTAACTGGCACCTGGGCGACCGACTCGGCCAGTCTCGTTCTGCTTGGGGATGACGTGCTGCGGCAGGAGTTGGCTGGGATAGGCGGCGCCGCGCTCGTCGGTTACAAGGCAGATACCGTTGCTGGGTATCTGTCGAAGCTGGACGCGACCCGAGTTCCGCTTAGTCGGTTTGGCCTCGTCGGTGACGACTCAGACGAAACCGCTCTATTCAAAACCGCTCTGAATTTTGTTAACGGAACCGGCGCGACCCTTGTCGGGGATGCCGGGAAAACCTATCGCCTAACCGATTTCGTCCAGCTAACGGACGCGAATCTGGACATGAACGGGTCCGCGATTCGCTTCGCTCATGTCGGGAATAAATGCAACCTGCAAACGAAGGGGCGTGCATCAGTAAAGAATGTCCAACTCATCCAATCTGGAACAGCAGATGGCGCTTTGGGAAATGCAGGACAAAGACTACTATTTGCACTCGATGCCCATGATTGCGAGTTCAGCAACATTCGTTTTTCGTACACCACATTCGCCCACGCACCATTCAACATTATAGGTAAATGTTCAAACATTAAGGTTGAGAATATCACTTTCGATACTGGCCCTTGGGCTATGGGCCTAATTGCTCACTGGGCGACTGTTGCTGACTCTGCGGCTGTGGACTACTCCACCGACATAGCCTACGCGGCCAGCGTCTCAAACGCGACTACGCACCCGCACAACATTGATATCGTCAATCTGAAAGGTGGCGCGTTCAATGGTGCCGGAACGCTTGTCTCGCTTCTGTTCCTTAGCGGGTGCTACAACATCACCGCTGACAATGTGCGATGCGAGCAGGTCAATACGCTTCTAACGATCTATGCGGGTGACTACGCGGACGAATTTGCCCCTACCGCCGAGAAGGCGTTCATCTGCAACAATATCCGGGTTTCAAACCCAACGTGCCCTCAGATCACCGGCCAGAAAGGGGTCTCGATCTCTGGAAACGGGACATTAACCAGTCGCACTACGCGTTGTGATGTTTTGATCGAGAATCCGGGCCTGCGTACTACCACGGCAGACGCGCTTTACGGCGTGTTTACCGAGCGCTGCCGGGGCGTCGTGGTCGATGGTGGAACGATCCAGGGATTCACTAACAACTTCAGGCTCTCGACCAATACGCTTGGCGCAGAGCTTCGCGGAAAAATGACGCTGACAGAAGCCGTGGGTGCCGGTATTTATAGTGACAGTGCTGACCAGCCAAACTCAAATATTGTAGTTGGTCCGGGCGTGCACATCCACAATAACAACACGGCTGACGGAACAGCGAGTAATCAGTCCGGCGTTTATCTCTCGAATACTCGGGCGACATTAATCGAGGCGAAGTTCGGCAACATCGGTGTGGCGGAAAAACAGGTTTATTCGGTATTTGCTGCATCTACATGCAACGACATAACGCTTGGCGCTGGCTGCCACACTCATTCCGCCAGAGGTACTTCCGCTTATATGGGTGAACTGGCTGGCTCACAGTTTTCCATGAATTTGTGGGATTTGGGGGCCACTTCTACCACAGCATTTACCACCGACGTAGCGGGCCATGTATGGTCACGGCCAATTGGCTTTGGTCTCCGCTCCACTCTATTGAACACCTCCGCCACGGTTCCGACTACGGGCACCCACAAACAGGGTGATGAAGTCCTATTCAGGTTTTCTGCGGCTAGTGGCTTCAGGGGGGCGGTCTGCACTGCGGCTGGAACGCCTGGTACGTGGAAGACATACGGAGCTATTTCGGCTTAATTACCCAAGCCCCGCAAGTCGGGGCTTTTTTCTGCCTGGAAGAAAATCATGACCCTCTCTGAAATACGGGAGCGAGCCATAGCGCCCGCTCTCGCGCTGCTGCCTGCGCGGATGTCTAGCCCTGAGGCGGAGATCATGCTGCTGGCTATCACGCAGCAGGAAGATCCCGAGCAGCGACGCCGCCAGTGGCCGACCGGGCCGGCCCGCGGGCTGCTCCAGTTCGAGCAGGGCGGCGGCGTGCGTGGCGTGCTGAATCACCCATCGAGCCGCGACCATGCCCTCCGAGTGTGTGCGGCGCGCGGAGTTGCGCCGGAGCCGGCTGCTGTGTGGGCTGCTCTTGAGCGTGATGACGTGCTGGCGTTCGCCTTCGGTCGGCTGCTGCTATGGACCGATCCGAAGCCGCTGCCAAGCGAGCATGACGCGGCTGGCGGCTGGGCGCTATATGAGCGCACCTGGCGGCCCGGAAAACCTCATCCGGAGCGCTGGCCGGCTCGATTCGCCGCAGCCGTGCGTGAGGTGATGCGATGATCGCCCTGCTCAAGCAGTACAAGCTGATCGCTGCCGGCGTAGTGCTCGCGCTGGCCTTTGGCGTCGGCTGGGCAGTGAACGGCTGGCGCTTGGCGGCGATCACTTCAGACCTCAAAGCAGAGCATGCCGCCTATCGTGCGGCTATTAGCAGCGAACATGCGCAAAAGCTGGCGGTGCTGGCCGGTGAGCAAGAAGTCCTTCAACAGCGCCTCAGCATCCTAGACCAACAACGATACGGAGAGCTGCGCCATGCACAGCAAGAAATTGAACGGCTGTCTGCTGCTGTGGCTGATGGCTCTCGCCGGCTGTCAGTCCGCGCCAGCTGTCCAGCCACAGCAAGTGGCTTGTCCGCCGCCACCGGTACCGGCCGCCTGGATGATGGTGCCCAGCGAGCCGACATTCACGAAGAGGATGCTCGACGTATTGTCGCCATCACCGGAGACGCCGACGCCTGCGCCGTCAAACTGACTGCGTTGCAGGAGTGGGCGCGGGAAGTAACGAAGGGGAATTAAAGTTGCCCGGACGGGCTGAGAATGGCCGAGGAATCTCGTACCACTTTTTGTACCAATCGAGTCGCGGAACGGGTGTTTTCGGGTGGATTCGGAAGGAGCGGCAAAAAGGTAGGTCCAGCAAGAATCACTCCTTCACACCCTTCAACACCCTGCATTACTATACCGCGAAGTCCAAAAGAACCGCTGTGCGC